TGCAGAAGTTGTTATTGATGAAGCTGCTGCTGCTGTTGCTGTAATTCCTCCGACTGATGTAGCAGTTATTCCTCCAGCTGTAGCTTGGAGAGAAATTGCAGTTGCACCGGTACCAGCTGAAGTTAATATAAGGGAAGAATCGAAAGCACCAGTTTGAGAAATTGTAAGATTATCATTTGCAGAATCAGCTGCATGAGTTATTATTACTGGATTATTTGGCTTAAGAGTTAAAGTATCAGCTGCAGTAACATTTAAAACACTTGTAGTACCATATTGCAAATCTACACCTGCTGCTCCTTTAAAAGTTAAAGCTCCAGTTGATGTTGTTACTGATGAAGCTGCAGCTGCTGTAGCAGTAATACCTCCAGCTGTAGCTTGGAGAGAAATTGCAGAGGTTCCAGTACCGGCTGAGGATAAAATAATTGAGGAATCAAAAGCTCCAGTTTGGGAAATTGTAAGATGGTCATTTGCAGAATCAGCTGCATGAGTTATTGTTACTGGATTATTTGCCTTAAGAGTTAAAGTATCTGCAGCAGTAACATTTAAAACACTTGTTGTACCATATTGTAAATCTACACCAGCAGAACCTCTAACAGTTGTAGCTCCATTTTGAGCATTTATTCTAATTGGTCCAGAAGTATTATCTAAAATAAGAGCATTTGTTGTGGAATTCTCAAACGATAAACTTCCATTAATAAGAGAACCAGCATTAACACCAAGAATATTTATACCAGTATTATTTGTAATTGATAACAATTTGGAAAATACTGCAGCATTACCACTAAAAAGAGTAGTTGTATAATCATTTGTATTTTCAAATGTAATTGTTGTTGCAGTTACAGCAGTAACTTTATTAGAAGTATTAAATACTGGAGTAGCAGTTCCAGCTGGAGGTGTATAATAAAGTCCAGAGAAATAAATGTAATTATTTACTGCAAAATCAGTTGTTAAATTTACATTTGTATCTGCAACTGTAAAAGTATATCGATTTGGAGTTCCAGTAACTTTTGTGATACTTGCACCAGTTGTTAAAACTTGAACTGAACTAGCAATACCAATTTCAATAGTTTGGTCTTGAAGAACTACAGTTTCTACTTTTTGGATAGCAGAACCACCAGAAAAGGTAACATTCTTTAGGAAATTAACGTTACCTGTTTCATTAATTGTCATTACATCTTGTAATGATGTTGCTGAATCAATGTACTTCTGGATTTTAAAAATATTATGTCCTCCTGAAGCTACATTAATTAGAGCAGTCTTAGCTAAAGCAGAGTCAGTGTTATAGAACTCAACCTCTGGATTTGAGCTAGCGTCAACAAAAATTCTTGTCTTAGAAGAATTTGCCATATAATAATTGATAAATTAATTTTCTAGATATTCTAAATAAAAATATTTAGTAAGGAAAAATTTTTAATTTTGTAAAGATTAATAACCAATACATGTCAAATTTAAAAAAAGTGGATGAAGATTTAAAAGAAGTTAAAGATTTAGTAAAAGTTATAGTAAATTCATTATTTGATTCTAAAGATAGCAAATTAACATTGAAAAAAGATCTTACTCAAAATTTTAAAAATGATATAAACAATCTTAAAAATGATTTAAAACAAATAAAAAGCTCAATTGGAAATATTAATACAAAAATAATTTTTAACGAACCAACAAAAAACATAAAACAAAAAACAGAAAAAATTGAAGATGTAACTGCAAAAATTATGAAAAGTAATATTAATAAATTATTTGATAATTCCAAAAAACTTATTCAGAAAACAAAAGATTTAGCACCTGTTTTAATACAACAAAAAGCTGTAAGCTCTTTAGAAGAATTAGAAGCAATAGTTATCTCAATACAAGAAGAACTTAATAAATTAAAAGACACTGTAACAACATTAACAGATAACAATACTGTTATTGCTACATCAGTTGAAAATTTAATGAATTTATACACGGAATTAAAAACAGAAATATCTAATATAAATTTATCAATTGAATCTGTTAAAACAGTTGTTGCAACAAACACAACCGATATATCTTCAATTAAAGCAACAATTAATACACATACAAATGATATATCTTCTTTAAAAACAGATGTAAATTCAATAAAAAATGTATCAGATATATCACAAGCAACAAAATTAATTACTTCTCTTGAAACAAAAGTAAATAATGCAGAAACAAAAGTAAATAATGCAGAAATAAAAGTATCAACATTGGATACAAAAGTCTCTGGATATGAATCCAGAATTTCTTCAATTGAAAAGAAAACAACTACATATGACTCTGATATTTCTGGATTAAAAACGAAAAACTCAACATATGACTCTGATATTTCTGGATTAAAAACGAAAAACTCAACATATGACTCTGATATTTCTGGATTAAAAACAAAAGTAACTACTCATGATTCAGACATTGCTGGATTAAAAACGAAAACCTCAACATATGACTCAGATATTTCTGGATTGAAAACTAAAGTAACTACTCATGACTCTGATATTGCTGGATTAAAAACGAAAACCTCAACATATGACTCAGATATTGCTGGATTGAAAACTAAAACTACAACAACAGATACAAATGTTCAAAATTTAACATCCAGAGTTACAGCAGTTGAAACAAAATCAAATACTTTAACAACAAATGTTCAAACGCTTACAACGAATAATCAAACACTTACGACTAATTTACAAACTGCTAATACAAATATTACAAATTTGACAACAAAAGTTACTACATTAGAAAAAAATGACCAAACAATCAATACGAATATTACAAATTTAACAACAAGAGTCACAACAAGTGAAACAAATATAAAAGATACAACTACATTATTAAATTCTACAAAAACTGATTTGAGTACATTGACAACAACTATAAATAATAATAAATCTGATTTAATTACAACAATTAATGCAAGTTATAATACTTCAAATACAAATTTAAATAATCTTAATACAACACTAACGAAAACTATTAGTGATACTAAAACTGAATTAACCAATAATTTGAATACAAATGCGGCGACTTTAACTAAAAGTATCAGTGATACAAGGACTGAATTAACCAATAATTTAAATACAAATGTAGCTACTTTAACTAAAAGTATTAGTGATACTAAAACTGAATTAACCAATAATTTGAACACGAATGTAGCTACTTTAACTAGGAGTATTAGCGATAATAAAACGGAATTAACAAATAATTTGAATACAACTAAGAACGATTTAACAACAACTATAAATATGCTTCAGAAAACCGTTAATGATAATAATACAGCAATAACGAAGACTGTAACTGATAATAAAACAGAATTATCAACAAATATTACTACATTGAATACTGATTTAACAACAAAGATAAATACTGTTCAAAAAAATCTGGATAATATTGTTGGAACTGATTTGAATACTACAATTACTAATTTGAACAATTTGATTAAAACTGTTGATGCAGATTTATTTAAATTATTTGACCAAACAAATAAAATAGCTGCAAAAAAGATTTACATGAATGAATCAGTTCATGCAAAAATGACTGCTGATAATATTATAGTTACTGATATATCGATGGTTTCAGATATGCGTCTTAAAAAAAATATTGTAAAAATTCCAGATGCGTATAAGAATACATTAAAAATTAGTGGAAAAAAATATCAGTGGAATTTGAATGAAAAATGGGATATTGGTTTAATTGCTCAAGATGTTGAAAATATTTTTCCAGAATTAGTACAAACTGATGATAAAGGATATAAAAGTGTAATGTATCAAAAGTTCGTACCTTTGCTTATTGAAGGATTGAAAGAGCAAGATAAAGAGATACAATTTTTGAAATATGGATTATACACATTATTTACATTAAATTGTGGATATTTATTATATAAATTATTTTAATGCATTTTATAGATTATTTTGTAATTGTTTATGAAGAATTACAAAAAATTAATAAAGAATTTTCAGATATTTGTTCCAAACATAAAAATATGATAAAAGAGAATCCTGGAGAAAATCCAGAAAATAATTCTGAACAAAAACCTGGGAATAATTTTGAACAAAAACCTGGGAATAATCCAGAAGAAAAAACAGAAGAAAAACCTGGGAATAATTTTGAACAAAAACCTGGGAATATTTCTGAAATTAATCCAGAAGAAAAAACAGAAGAAAAACCTGGGGAAAGTTTTGAAAAAAAAGAAGAAGATATTTCAGAAAATTGGTATAAAAAAGTATTTCTCAAGCTACTATTCATATTTCATCCAGACAAAAAAATAAAACCAAATCCAGATATTTTTAGTACAATAAAAGTCGCACATGATAAGAAAGAGTTTGAGACAATTATATACTACTTCATCGTAGAAAAGAATAATCCATTTATTCATGAAATGTTTTTAAAAATATCTAATTCCAGGAAATTTATTAATTATATTTCTGGATTGCTAAATAAAATGAATCATGATATTCATGAAATAAAATCATCATTAATCTGGAATGCCTATTTCAATCCAGATATATTTAAAAGACATGATGCTAAAATAAAATTCAACCAAAGTATTTTGACTTATAAAGAATAATTCCAGCGAGAATAATAAATAAAATTACTAAAACAATCCAGACATTTTTCTGGTCATGTTTCATCTTTTGCTCTGGAAAATCTGGCTCTGGATATTCCGGCTCAGCTGGCTTCTCTGGCTTACGCATTTTTGGTCTCCCGTTAAAATCCTCCTTTTGCATAATATGAGCCCTCGATGTTGGCATTTGCACCCCCTGTGGTCTCATTCCTGGCATTATCATCTGGAAATTATTTCCTCCTTGTGGCTGATTATCATTCAACATATTATTTTGAAAATTATATGTATCTTGTTGTCCTCCCCAATAATCTTGTCCAAAATTAACATCACCCCAACCTTGGCTATCAGAACCTACAGTAGGATTAAAGGTTCCAGAGTTTACATTTCTTGTGGTCATATCACGAACTGCATTGCTGGTGCTTGGCCATTGGTAAGAGGTGTCACCAAAATGTTGGCCTCCTGGAGGGTCAGTTGGCATTGGGACAACAGGTGCGTTATAATTCATATTTTCATAGTTTTCATTTGTCGTTTTGGTATTATTAGAAAAGTGCTCTAAATCACAAGCATTAGCTAAAGAAAATACAGTCATACTTATAATTAATTAGATTCTATTTTTTAACAAAAATATCATATTTTTTACAATGAAAATATACACATTTTCTAACGTTTTTTATTACAATATTTTATTGTAAACCTGAATTATCGAGCAAGTGGTTTTGAATTTTATTGTATTTTTCTCAAAAACGTTAGAAAATCACAAATCATCCCAAAAACTTTTTTGTCATGAATTTTGTCAAAAATGCGTTTAATTTAGAAGAAGCTTTACGCTTCTAAAGATTTAAACGCGGGCCATTTTTTCGATATAGACCACATGGTTCTAATTTGGTTGTGTAGTGGGATTTTGGGTTTTTATACCATATCGAAAATTTTTTTTTGGGTCAAAAATTTGAAAAAAAATGCAAAAAAACCATGTTTTTGAAAAGGGATACCTCCGAAATGAAAAGTCCAAAATTTATGGTATACATGGTATTGACGAAATTTTTTTCCAATTGAGTAAAATGCTAATGGCCATTACCACAACCCCCCTTGTACGGCCCGCTAGGTAGTAAAAACTTGACTGAAATCTTGACTGAATGGCGTTAGCATATATGTTTTCTCATTTTCGAGCAAATTTGATTTTTATTTTATTACCATAAATGGTAATAAACGTTACATATCGGCGTCTCTTGTATGGTAACGTTAACTATGGTATCAATAATGGTATATTTTTGACTCAAAAAAAAGGTTTTTTTGAAACATTACCATTTTTATGGTATACACACCATTGAAAATCGCCCAAAAATTACGCATTACCATTTTTATACCATCGCTCGCGTTAACGCGAAAACTCGCTCATTACCATGCATTTTTATTACCATCGAAGATATCTTTCATCTAGTGCCTTCTAGGTTCCGTATTAAAATGGTATACGACATGCGTTTAAAAAAATCAAATTTATGGTATTGTTTTTTTACCCCCATTTATACCATCATTACCATAAACATTTTTTAGGGTCAAAAATCACCAAAAAGTGCATGGTAATGACATGGTGTATTTTTGGTATAATTGCATTTTAAAACTCAAAAAATTATTACCATAAAATGCTATTAATCCTTTAAAAGCACTAAAACTTCGACCATTACCACATTACCACGATTACCATGAGAAGCTGGACATTTTTTATAAAATTATGATAATAAAAATGGTAATTCATTACCAAGCAATAATTTTGAGCAAATAGCATTTCATGCTATAAAATGAGATTTTTTTCATAAACATCCCATATATCATAACGTTTTTCAAAAAAAGCCAGAGGATTATTTGTGTATACCATTATTACGATAAATTTTACATTTTATCAAAATTACATAAAATTAATTACTACCATAAATGGTGTACTTATTACCATTCAATTTTAAATTTTAATAACTCGTTCTTTAAAAAACATTACCATATATACCATAAAATCAATTAAAATTCAACATTAAAATTTATTACCATACTCAAAAAAAAAGAACAATAATATTATTTGTTAACTCTTTTTTATATAATTTTTATTTTTTTAACAGTAATCTGGTATACCATAACTTATAAAATATGGTAATGAAAAAATAAAATTTTAGGTACTCTATGATAATTAAATTATACCATACTCCCATGGTTCTAAACAAAAAATCATAAATAAATCCCTAAATACTTTATCAGAAAAAATCTCAAAAATAATAATAAACCATAGTTTTTTTTTTGATAGTTATTGATAATAATTTTAGAACCATGAGTCTAATAAAAAATAAAAAGTTTTTAGTCAATTGAACAAATTTTTTTTTTCAAAAAGTTGGCAAACTCAATCGAGGTAAAAAAAAAAAGTTTTTAAAAAATTATGGCACCTCTTTCGGTTTTTTCACTTTTTCATTTGAGCAACAAATCGAGTTTACGAGTGCATGGTAATCTCAATTATTTTTTTTTTAAACATTTCTTCATTACCATAAATGGTATAATTTTATAAAATGAAAGGCACATACCATACCATCAAAACGTTTAATTTTTTTTAAGGATTATTTATAAAAAAACTACTCGATTTTTATTTGAGTACTAATTTATTTGTAATAAAAAACATTTTTAACGTAAAATATAATTTTATTGTAAAATGAGGTTAACGCTTAAAAATAAAAAAAAATGCTAATTTATGCTAATCGTAAGAGAACATGGGATTTTTTGGAATACACCATCATGGTATTGAACTCGTTTTTACACAAAAAAACCTATTCCGATATATCCTTAAAATAAAAAAACCCTTTACACATCAACATTTAATATTTTTTTTAAACGTTTTTAAATATCCCAGCATATGGTATATTTTGAAGCTTCCAACCTAGAATTTTCAAAAACGAGCGGTAATAGCGCTATGTGGATGGGGTATCTTATACCATTTTTAATACCATGATTTTTTCAATTTAAACATTTTTTCATTACCACGCGTGCTAACAAAGGTATAAAATGCTATTAGTTAAAAAAAAATTACTGTTAAACTCAAAAAACATGAAAAAAAATGACTTCTGTTGATTTGCTGATTAAAAAAAGGAGAACCATGGATTCTAAAAAAAGATGAGATATCGGAGGCCGGTCAAAAAAAGTATTCCATGGTATATGGTAATAAAACACGAATCGTGCTTTGTTCTAACGCAGTCATTACCATATTTTTTATTAAATAGAGTAAACTAGTTTTGACATTTATGGTAATAGAATGGTGTGTCATTCCAAAAATTTGTGCGAAAATGTATTTTCCGAGCACTTTTTTACATATTTTTCTAAAAAATAATATTTCAAATTATTGATAATTTAATGTTGAACAAAAATAAATTTATTTAAAAATATTTATAAACATCATAATATATTGATAATAAAAAAGTTAACGCAAAAAAATGAGGTCGATATGTATCACTCGAAAAAATATTATGAATGTATGGTAATAAAATTATTTTTGAGTAATATCGTGGAAAATGTGGTAATAAGGCATACAGCATAACATATTTTTGTTGTAAAAATATGCAATATGTTTTTTTTATAATAAAAAAAGGATAGTAAAAATGAAAAAAAGTTGTAGAAATATTTTTAAGTTTACAATAAAATATGGGTTTGATACTCAAATTACATGTGAATACGTAAAAAAATATTTTTTTGAGTAATTTGAGTTTTTTCTCTTTTTTTTTGAGTAATTAAATTTGCTCCAAAAAGCTCATGTATTCCAGATATTTCAAAATATTCCGCTCCGAGCATTTTCCGAGTTTATTGTAAAAATATTTTTTAGAGCAATATAAATAGATAGTGAAAATTACAACTAAATATTATGTCATAAAAATGTCATAGTAATAATACCATTGCTATTTTTGTGAGAAATAATTCATTACCATAATTTGATAATGTATTTAAAAGAAATGAGTATAATATGAGTAAAAAAGGTAATCATTGCATTCCGAGTAAATTATTTAGAGCATTCCAGGTTTTTGAGTAATTTTTTAATATATTCATTTAATAATGATAACATACCAGTGTCCGAAATGTAATAGAATTTTTGATAGAAAATTTAATTATGATAGACATATCAATGATAATAAAAGACCATGTATATTTATCAATCAACATTTTTCCCAAATTTTGCAAAAACTTGGTCAAAAAAAATTGGAAGACCCAGATTTTGATGATGATACCACGGAATTTAAAAAACCCCCTAATTCAAATATTTGTTTGAAATGTAATAAAAATTATTCTACCAAATTTAACTTGAATAAACACATGAAAAAGTGTCAAGTTATTATGAAAAATGGCGATGTTGATGACCAAAAAGAAGCTATGTATAAAGAGCGTATTGCTCATTTGGAGAGTCAAGTTATTGAATTAACTAAAAAGATTGGTAATACATATAGTTATCAAATTAATCAGCACTTAGACCAAAGTGTTCATCAGCAAAATATTCAAATAAATTCATATGGTAATGAAAATTTGAATTATATTACTCCGAGTGAGGTAGAAAAGTTGATAAGTCATCCTTCGACATGTTTACCACAGTTTATAAAAATGGTTCATTACCATGAAGAGCACCCAGAAAATCATAATGTGGTAATTGGTAATATAAAGGAAAATGTTATTAAAACACTTAAAGAAAAAAATAGCTGGCAATTTCGTGGTCTTGAAGAATTTGTTGAACGCTTTGCAATCGAAAAATATGACCAACTTTGTGATTTATATAATTCAGATGAAGTGAACGTCGACGAAGTAATAAGAGATAAATTTGAAAAATGGGCTGACCAATTTGATTATGTTGAATCACATACTAGAAAAAAAGCAGAAGAAGACGCAAAATTAGCTATTATCATGGGTAGTCAATGGCTAATGGATAAAAAAATTACTAAAAGAGGATTAAAAAGAATCCTTGACGGAGAAATGAGATTGAATGATGAAGATATGTTACAATTTGAAAAAATAAAACAGTCAGTTGGTTGGGGAGTACCAACACCAGTTATTACAGAAGTTTCTCCAGATTCAAAACCAAGACCAAGACTTAAGAATTAAGATTTTTGTGTGTGTGCATTGACCATTGTGCAATTCCTTGTAATAAAGAATCAGCCAAATCATCCTTTTTCGGATGAGATATAAAATATTGTTTCCATTCTTCTAATTCTCCCAAAATATTCGTAACAATACTAATAGAATCATTCTTCCTCTTTTTATAAGCCTGATATTCTGTTAATACAGCAACTTCTTCTTTTTCATCATCATCAGTATTCTCAACAAAAACACTGATATTTTTCTTTTTATCAGGAACTTTTTCAACTTTTTTTCCAGATTGTTTTAATAGCATTTCTTCGACAATCATTGTTGGATTTAATTTTTTAGTTGCTGAAAAGAAACCGACTTTATCCAAATTTTTAATTAATCCATTTCTTCCATTAATAAAGAAAAAACTATAAATAAACATCTGGATTGATTTCATCCTCGGATTCTTTAAAGCTGGTTGATTCTCAATAATTACCTCATTAATTTCTGGAATATCCAGATTTGACAAACCATCATGTAATTTTGAATAAAGTTTTGTATCATCTTCTTTCATATAATCTACCACTTTCACTAATTTTATTTCTTCATTTTCTTTCTTAAATAATTTTGAACATTTATTACAGAAGCCTGCTAATTTAATATTGTCCAGATTAATTTTTGTTACGACTTTATCTGCGATTTCTGGAGTAATTATTTTAGTATAAAAATGTCTACTCTTTTCTCCACAGTAGCACCTTAAATCACGCAATTCATAAGGATAAAACTCAAATCCTAATTTTTCAGAATTTTGATTTAAAATGTCATGCTCTGCTTTTACTGTAAAATAAAAATTTTTCTCATAATTTTTTGAATGCATTCTACACATTTCGACTCTTTTTCCTTCTTCAATAATCCAACAATTTGAAGTTTTTGCACACACATTTCCCTTCTTATCTTTCGCCTGACATCTTTTTTCATTATGGTCTGGAACCCATAAATCTGACTTTAAATTTATTAAACCCCAGTCAACTATATTATGAAGACTTCCAGTTTCTTTATTAAAATTAATAATGCAATAAGCTAAGTTTTTTATACCAACATCAAATGATATAACTCTATACAAGTTTTCAGACATATTAAATTTAATAAATAAATAATCTTTAAGTATTTTTAGTTAGCTTAAAGCATTCTTTTTATAATAAATTAAAAATGGTTGTCGATACACAGTATTACGATATTCTTAATATAACTCCAGATGCCAGTGATAATGAAATCAAAAAGGCATATAAAAAATTGGCAATGAAATATCATCCAGATAAGAATCCAGATGATGAGGAATCTTTGAATAAATTTAAGGAGATTACAGAGGCTTATGAGGTTCTTTCGAATAAAAGACAAGAATACGATGAGTTTGGAAAGAAAGGAGAAAGTTCTGAGATAAATCCCAGAGATTTTTTTGAAAAGATGTTTGGAAAACAGCATCAAAGAGGTCCTGTTATGGCTCCTCCAGTCAAAGTCCCGGTGTCTCTTTCTTTGGATGAATCTTATTTTGGTGGTTCAAAGAAAGTTAAGTTTCAAAGATTAGTGAGAAATCCAGAAATTGAGTTGCAAGATAATGTTCCTCCTCCTCCTGATAAATTGAAGCAAGAGGAGGATGAATATGAACTTAGTATTCCAGTTGGAGCTAAGCCAGGAGAATATCAAGTTATTAAAGATAAGGGTCATGATATACCTTTTGTTGGTAAGAGTGATTTGGTATTAATTTATGTGGATGAAGATGAATACCAGGAAAATGTTCAAAATAATGAGGAATCTACAAATAGTTCACCAAAGGAAGAAACACCAAAAATAGAGGAAGTTGAAGATGATGATGAAGAAGAATCAGAATATGAGTCAGATGAGGAAGAGAAAGAAGAAGAAGATGATGAGGAGGAGGAAGAAACTTTGACTGATTCAAGTGTTGGTTCAAATTCTGGACGAAAATATTTATTTACGAGAGGAGAGAATAATAATTTGAATTTACGTCTTAAAATTAATTTGAAGGAATATTATTTAGGTATTGAGAGAAGTATTAAGTACTTTGGTGATAAAACAATTTATTTTTCTTTTTATGACAAGATTGATTTAAGTGAAACTTATATTATTCCTGGATATGGTATTAATGGCGCTGATATGCAAGTTCAATTTGAACTTGATTTGCCAGATTTTATTCCAGATGAATTCCAGGATGAATTTAATGCTCTTATGAATAAGATTTGCAAATCACATAACAAAGTTGATTTTGAAGCATTAGATTCTAATGATATTCTTACATTAATTCCAGGAAGTTCTAATAACAATATGTTCGAGCAAAATTTTGGTAATCCCATGGAAGGTGTGCAATGTGCTCACCAATAAAAATATCTTATAAATATATATGAATATTCTTATAGCAATGCTTTTTTTTCAAATTATAATAATAATAGCTTTATCTATTTTGGTAAATAACCAAAATGGATATAAATACGAAAACTTTTTAAACATATCAAGTGTAAAATATTCGAGAGGATATTTTAACCCATCAAAAGTAGCAAACTATTTTGGTCAATACACTCCCAAATGGAAAGGAGTTAAAAAATATCCTTAAAATTCATCATTATCACAACAATCTTTATAATTAGCATTGTTCATTAATGCTTCAATAAATTTTGCAATACCATTATCATCGTGATGTTTTTCTTCATTGTCATTATCATCTTCTCCATAGGGATGATAATCTACTTCATATATTCTTATTCTTTTTGTCTCTTTTTGAACGAAGCCATCTGATTTTGTATTTAACATCGAAAGAATATTAATTGGATTTTTACTATTAATTTCTAAAACACCGATTTCTTTGTTTTCGTGCAAATAATCACTTATCGTATTATAAATTTTAATTTTCTTCAAATAAGCCTCAATCTTTTTTCCTCTACATGAAAAAACAATAGAATCACCTTCATTCATTTTACTGAAAAATTTTTTTTCATCTATCATTCCACTCATATTTTTTGTTGTTTTTATTCTATTGAATGTAATTTCATCTAATTCTGCGAATATAGTTTTACCCATTTTATTATAATACTACAACATTATTTTTAAACTAATTTATTTTTAGAGACATATATTCCTCCAAAGTATTCTTTTTCTGAATTAATGGCTTATCCCTCTTTAATCTCAAATCAGCCATACTACACTTACTATCTCCAAAACTTGACTTACTTTCATTACTCATTGCCTGAGCTTTACTCTTTGGAATATTAATATAATGTGAAATCTCCGCCTGCGGATACATACAAGTTATCGGTGGATACAAAATATTATTACTACTATCCAAAATATAAAAATTCTCTCTGTACTGTTCAATTGTATATGGTCCTCCAAATTTTTTAAGCAAGTTTCTATCATCAGCTAATTTAACCTTTATAGACAAACAATTTTCCTTATTTTTCTCACAAATAATATTATTTATCTTTGTAGCCATCAAACATAACAAAGAATAATATTCCCATTTCTTAAAATGATACCTCATATTAAATCCAGAAAATATATATGCAGCCGCACAATTAAATGAACAAAAAATATCCCTGCACACAAACCTCCCTCTAAAAAATCTTACTGGAATACCAATTGGTACAGTTTGAAAGTTTTCAGTACAATGGAAACAACAACAATTTGAACTCAATTCCCATTCTTTATTTCCTTCATCTGAAGCAAATAATTTTAATATTTTCGCCTTTTTAATTACACGAAAATGGTCTTTTAAATCCTCCTCAAATCCAATATCTCGAATATATACCTCATCAGAATTACATTTTGATTCAACGACATCCTTAACTTTTACTTCTTCCTCCTCAATCTCATTTAACTCACTTATTTTTTCCTGAATCTTATCACTTATCAAAGCAAATCCACTTTTCATTGAATCCATTGGTTCATATGGTAATGGCTCATTCAAATTTGGGTCATATTTTAACATACCAGACGTGTCAATTTTTTTATCATTATTCACTTCAATATCTGTTTCAATTGGTAAGTGTAATATTACATTATCATCCTCAATTTCCGCTGGAACCTCTTTATAATTGCTAATTACAGTATAAGTCTTATCTTTTGGCCTCCTTCCTCTTTTCTTTGGTCCAGCCTTCTTTTCATCTTCCTCTGGAAGCTTTGTTTTTGGCTTACGTCCTCTCTTTTTTGGTTGATTAACATCTTCAATTATTGATGGTTCATCATCTGAAATTGTTTCTTCATTAGTTTGTGTTATTTCCGGAGTAGGTTCCTCTTTTTGTGGAATAACTTTTTTAGATTTGGCAGGTGGCATGTCTTTTCTTACACAAATTATACTAATTTCTTTAAATAGAAACTGCTTTTTCTCTCTATCATACACCTAATAAAAAATGAAAGTTTAAAAAGTAGATTCTTTTTAACTCATATATTTAGAGATGTTATCAGGTAGCATTACTTTGCTAATTGGACCTACGTTTGCAGGTAAAACTACAGAACTAATACGTCATCTTAATAGATACCGTGTAATGAGACAAAAAGTTTGTTTAATCTTACATGAATCTGACAAAGATAATATCACTAAGTTTTCATTTTTAGGGAGTAATCAAATAATTAAATCATCTTTTCTTGTAGAAAATATAACAAATAAAATAGTGATTGATGCAGATGTCATTGCTATTGATAATCTACATTTTTTTAAAGATACCTTACACGTAATTCCATTTTTAGCGAATAAATTAAATAAAATAATTGTTTGTGCTGGATTGGATAATGATTTTAACCGCAATATGTATGAAAATGTTCTCCAATTAGTACCAAAAGCAGAAAATGTTGAAAAACTAACAGCTTTTTGTTCAGTTGAATTAAACGGTAATGCTGGAATCTTTTCCAAAAAAATAGGTGATAAATACACTGCGTTGTCCAGAAAATCATATTTGGAAAAACCAACAGGTTATCTTCATGTTATTACTGGACCTATGTTTTCTGGCAAAACAACAGAACTAATAAGAATCGCTAAACAATATCAATCAATTAATAAAAAGATATTGTCTATAAATTATAGTAAAGATACAAGATATGATGAGGAAGCGAAAATATTTTCACATGATAAGCAAAAATTTGAAACAACATTAGCATTGGATGATTTATCTAATATACCTATTGAAGATAGTGAAGTTGTAATAATAGATGAAATACAATTTTTTAAGAATAGTTTTTCAGTTATTAAATCACTTGTAGAAGACCATAATAAGATTGTTATTCTCTCTGGATTAGATGGAGATTACCTTCAAAATCCTTTTGGTGATATTTGTAGATTAATTGCTTTTGCAGATAAATTAACTCGTTTAACCGCAATTTGCAGGTTAGGAGATAATTATCCAAATGCTTCATTTTCAAAAAGAATTGTAAAATCAGATTTGACAGAATTTATTGGTTCCGATGATGCTTATATGGCAGTTAGTAGACAAATTTACAATCTTTCAGAAACAGAATTTCTGGAAAAATTAAGAGGAAATTCTAATATTCAACTTGAATAGCAAAATCATTTTTCCAATTCTCTTCTATTGAATTATAAAGTACACCATTTTTATAAATCAACTCCCCATCTATATCCTTTTCCCTATTTTGATATACCAGATAAAACTCTAATTTTGGATACTTTCTTGCCATATTTTCCAACCATGCTTTAGGTGGCTCCTCCTTAGTCAAAAAAACATAACTAATCTGCTCAACACCCTCCTCCGGAACCTCAAAATCTAAAAGCTCTAAATTTTCATAACCTAAATTTAATTCTGCATTTTCTGTTCTGTTATTGTTAAAAAAGTATTTTAATTCTTCATATAACCCATAAATATCCAAATTATTGTTGCAATCTAGTAACATTTTACTATATCTCATACTTTATAAAAACTTTTTAAATTCAAAATAATTCCTAAAAATTTACCACTTAAAGATTTTTCAATAATATCAATATTTATGGGAACTGTTCAATTAACCATAGATTTTTTATTAAAGGAAAAAATAGATAATTATTTTTGTTTGGAATGGGAAACTAGGGAGGAGCCGGAGGTGTATCCTTTTTTTAGTAATGTGAAGATTCCAGGGAATAATTTTTCTTACAATTTTTTGAATAAATTAACACATTTGCCAATCATGATGTCTGGCAAAATAAAAATTAGAAATAAAGACAAATTTCTTATTACATTAGATATTCCAGAACAACCGCAACAATATACAAATATTCATTTTTTAAAATCACATCTTCAAAAATGTATCAGAAGAAAACAGCATAGTAGAGCTATTCAAACTGCCAGACATTTAATTGACATTGACCCAATTCAATTTTTACGTCGTCTGGCAATAATATTTGTTGAAGATGTTATGTTAACAAAACATTTTTCTGTTTTAATTTGGTTATTAGTAGCAGTTAGTGGTAATAAGTTAAAGTTGCAGTTAAATCATATTGAGTGGTTATTAGGATTAGTTTATATTGCTTGTTTATGTCCATGGAAAGATGCATATGATATTCCGGAGGAGTTTCATTTATATTCCAATGAGAAATATGCGAAGTATATTTTGGATTCAATAAAGGATATTCCAGATAAAAGTCATCAAGCGATTATAAATGCTTTGTTGATAAGGGCATCTTTTGGTGGTATGTCTGGAGATTTAAGATTATTATTGGATGCTGCGTTTATTTGGATTCGTAGATTTACTGGGGATGATAGGAGGTGGGAGGAGTATTTTAATACACAGATGAGGAGTATATCTGGGTCTGTTTTGCCTTTAGAGAAGAGGAATTGGATATTATCAGCAATTGATTTTCATTGTTTTCCAAAGATGTTAATTTGGATAAAAGAGTCAAATGAGGAATACGAGGAAGATGAGATAAAGCATTTAATTTGGAATTTTAGTTCGAAATTGAATTATAGAGAATGGTATGAATATAATGGTGATAAATATATTCCAACAAATGAAGAAAAAGAAAGATGGAAAATAATTGAAAAACAAGTAAAATCTATTGGGAAATATTGTATAACTAATTTTTCGTAATAATTAATTTCTTATTTTTGGTAGTTATCGAAAAGGTATAAATTTTGTTTTCTCTTTTTTTATTTTTTTTCTGCACCATAATTTTTACTGTTTTTTTATCTAATTTTTTATAGCCTTCTTTTACAGCTTGTTGTAAGTCTTTTGCTTTAACTGTAAATTTTTTATTTTGAAAAAATATAAAATAATCTGCTTTTTTTCCTCCACCTTGATACACTGGTGCTTCAATTAAAAATGGATGTTCAAATGGTGGTTCCTTTATCATTGGTAAATTAACATATTCATTTACTTTCCCAGTACTATCACCGATATTATTTAATGTTGAACTTGTTGAATCTGCTCTTGTTTGTCCCTCAACTGCTGGATTTGTTGGATGTAAATCTGCTACAATATTATCTGTCATTTTACAATTTCCAGAGAAAATAAATTATACATTAAAGTTATTGTTGATTAAATTTCTGTTGTTTGTTGTATTATTTATATTATTAACATTATTTGCTGAATTATTTGTTTTATTTGTAGGTCTGGAGCCAACAAATACTTCTTTCATATCAGATGTAAATTTTGCGACGATATTTCTGTGAGTAATTTTCATTTGGTTATTTTTATAATTAACGTCGATGGGTTTATTTAATATTACTATTGTACCTATGAATGGATAAATTTTTTTAGAATTGACGTCTTGAATATTGAAAACAAGGTATTTTGTGCCATCCATGTTGTTATAAAAATTTAAATCTTTTGTTAATTTTGAGAAAACTTTGTTAGCAACTATTGTTGCAGAAGAACCAAAATATTTACCGGTATTCATTCCTTTTTTTGGATAATCAATAATTGTGAATTCTTTTTTGTCCATATATTATAATAAAAAATAAAACATATTTTTTATTATTTAAATTTATTTGGATTGTTCAGAGCCAAGGGATTTGATAACGTTGTTGTATTTTTTGACAACCTCCTTAACTTTACCGGTTTTTTTGTCTTTGAGTTTAAGGACGATTGCTTTGGTAAGTTTAACTCTTTTTCCTTCTTAGTTGTAAATCTTCTTGTTAGAGCCACGAGTGGTCTCCTGGATTGAAAAAGTAAATTTGCATTCCTCCTTCATCTTGTTCTTCTGGCAAAGCTCAGAAAAGGCGGTAGATGCTTTATCCTTGGGACCACGACGCTGGGCCTTTCCGGATTTAGTCTTTAGAGGGAGCTCATAACGACCACCATCATCGACACTCTTGCCATTGACCTTAATTACCTTAAAATAACGAGAGTCTTCTTTGTTGCCGTTAGCACCACCTTTCATGGATTTCTTGGAGTTGCGTTTGTTGTTTCTTTTATTTAAACTATTAAGTAAACTTTCAAGCTTATTAAGTTCCTTCTGGAATTTATTTCCTGCCATTTATAATATAAATTATATATTTTTTTTTCTGTAAATCTTGATAAATAATTTTTCACCATCTAAACTTTTTAACGTAAGCGCATACATTTTTTCTTTACCATTTGGAGAATTCCCACCCTCTAAATTATTTTTTCTAAAATATTTGTTCGCTTTTTTCTCCAATTTTTTGAATGCTTCATTTACTGTATCTCCAGATACTCTAAAGTTTTTTAATTCTCTCATATTATTTCCTCCGGCCTGACTTGCCCCCTGATTTGCGTTATATCCCTCATTACTCTTTCTCATTACTTCTTGTGTTAAAACTACTTGGTCAACACGTATTTCATTTCCACCTAATACTAAATTATTATTTTGAATAGCATAGCTTGAATAAGGATAATAATTTTTTAACCATGTTTGTTTAAAATCTTTATTTGTTAATGCTACATCATTCATACTTTTTACAACATTAAAATTTATTCTTCTTGAAAAAACACAATTCATGGTCCAAAATTCCCATCTTTTCTAATCTTACTATTTCCACTAGCTTAAAATAATTCCCAATAATTTTTTCCATTATTTTATCTTTATTTGGTATAGCTAAATTATGTTTGTAATGTCGCTTTTTTACAGTCTCTCCATTTTTATCTCTTAATGCAAATATTTCATTGTATTGACAAATAACATTTCCTCTTTGTATCCACCATCCATCATGCGTAAAATTTGGAAAATTTGTTATTCCATGTTTTCTCTTTTCAGTATCATATCTTATCATAGTCATATTTCTAGGTGAAGGGTCTAATTTCATCCTATCATAAACATGTATTATTAAATAACCACCTGGCTTAAGCCAGTAAAAAAAGTTATTCAAAATTGAATCCCATTCTTTTACTTGATTATGGTACAAAGTTTCTTTCAAACATAAAATATATGGAAATGTCTCCCCATCAAATAAATTCTCATTCCTTAAATCTCCCTTATATACCTTTCCCAGAGGATTTCTTACACTAAATATATCTATCATTGACTGACTTCTTTCCAAACCAATTAACTTATAATCACCTCCAGCAGCTGATAAATACTGAAAATGTTTCCCAGTACCTGTTCCACAATCTAAAATTAAAGCTTTATCTTTTTTTTTTAATTTTACTGGATGTTTCTCGATAAAGTTCATTATAATTTTACATTCTTCAATATACATTGGTTTTTCATCAAATACTTGGTCAAATAATTTGGTGTATAGTTTGTCGAGTTTATCTTCTTTGATATCTAGAGGATTGTCGAAACTTTCAAGTTCGATTACGCTACAAGATTGAAATACTTGTTTGATGCGTGGGGCGATTAAGAATGAAAATAGAAGTATAGCGATAACAAAAATAATAAAAATCCATAGAATGTGTAGTTTTTCCATAATTTAAATAATATTTAAAGATTTTATAATTTAATAAATTATAGAATGTCAAATTTCAAAGTTGATTTCGACCCAAAGGATGTACCTAGTCTAAAAGATTTTAAAAATGATTTACCACCTATGAAAAGTCCAGAGTTTGATAACCATCTGGATATCGAAAAAATTCAAGAAATGGTTTATACTCTCCTCTCAGAAACTGATTGCGAAAGAGATGATAAATTAAGAAAATGTAAAAATTATGCGGAACTTCGTGGTAAATATCAACAAAAATATATGGGATTAATGATGCGATATCCTTCATTGTATAATATGGTCTTAGAAAATGGTAAAAAATTTGATTTAGTTCAATTTGAGCAGATGATGGGAATGATTTCAAAAGTTAGAAATAATGAGGTTGCTGAAAGTGATGCTTCAAAAGCATTTGGACAACATATGGTTGATAAATATGTTAAGCCAAATTTGAATAAAAATTGATAGAAAAATGAGATAGATTAAACTATGGTGACATGTCTTTTTAAATAGACAAAATGGAATTAAGTGTATCCTTATTTACAAAAGCAATTGAGTTGATTTCTTATGACGGTTTGAACATGAAAGATGAAAAAGGTTGGACAATATTGCATTATGCCGCTAAAGAAAATAATTATCAAATTGTTGATATGTTGATTGAGGCAGGTTTAGATGTGAATATTAGAACAAATTCTAATTCAACGCCAATGCTAATTGCTGCTCATCATGGTCATTTGGAGTTCCTTACTAAGTTGATTTTACATAAAGCTAATCCAAATTTATCAAAAATTGGTGGATTAACTCCATTGATGTTTGCAACAAAACATAATCATATTTATTGTGTAGAATTACTTTTAAAAAATGGTGCTGATGTAAATTTAATGAATGATACACTTGACAATGCATTTTCAATTGCAGTTCAAGAAAAAAACAAGAGAATTGTTAATTTATTACATTCTTATCATTCAGATTTTAAAATTGTTGATTTACACGGTAATACACCAATTTTAAATGCTGTTTTCAACGATGATTTAGAGATGGTAAAGTTTTTGATGATAATTGGTGTTGATTTTGCGAAAGAAAATATAAAAGGTATATCTCCAATAAAAGCAGCATTATGTGTAGGAAATGTTCAAATATTTAAGATTTTGGGTAAAAATTACAAAAATATAAAGAATTTAAATATTAATGGTTATCCTCTTATTTACACTATTTTACTTTTTTGTAAAAATCCAATGGATTTGATTGCTTATTTAGTGAAGAAAAACAAGTGTGATTTAAATATGGTTGTTAAATTTAGCAATTTATCTTTTTATGTAACACCATTGTCCTTTGCTTATATGAAGGGTCGTGAAGATGTTTTTAATTTTCTTTTAGTTATGGGTGCTGACCCAAATTTGAGAGAAAGTGAGGATTCATTAACTTATTTGGACCTCATGGTTGAATACTTAAAAACAAATTGATTATAATAAAAAAATGACTATTGTAAATCGTTTTTTTGGCTGGAAAGATTGTCATGAATCTCCGACTGAACCATGTGTTTTAATAATTGGACATTCAAGTTATTGGGATATTTTTGTTATTATGATATATCTTTATTCAAAGTGTTTTAAGAATATATATTGTATTGTTCAGCCAAAATTATCGCAATGGTATTATAAGCCGATTACTTATTTAGTTAATGTAATAGTTGCTCCACCGATTGAGAAAAAGAATAATAATACTACATCAAAAATTGTTGAATCATTTTTAACAAAACCTTCGACAAAGGAGAGTCCAAGGATGTTATTAATTTCACCGAAGGGAACATGTAATAAAAGAGAGTGGCGTTCTGGATATTATTATATGGCCAAACAATTAAATTATAAAATTTATCCAGCTTTTATTGATTTTAGTAATAGAGAAATACGTTTTGGTGTACCCGTTAATCCAGAGAATATTTCTTTGGAGGATGCAACAATAAATTTGCAGCAGCAGTTAGGAAAATTAAGACTTTTAAATATGGAATGTGCAGAATATTCGATTGATTCTTGTACATGTCCTTATGAAAGTATATTACCTTTTGATTTTTGTTGTGTTTCTCTTTTGACTTTTATTCCTTATTTGATTGGATTGTTAAATATCGAGATGTATTACCAGTTTTTTATAACATTGTCTGGTGTATCTTTTGCATGGAAATATCATCTTGACAAAGAAGGAACAGACCACAATAGTATAATTTTTAGATTGATTGAAAAAGTGACAGAACATCCTATTAAAAGATATCAACAAATTGAATCTTATTTGGCGCAATTATGTATTTATTCACATGTTTTGTACAATGTATTTGTTTATAATTATTTGTCGAAACAATTTTTGTTTTCATTATCAATTGGATTGTTTATGTATTCAAATTCGGCACCTAGAGGACATAGTAATCAAAGAGGGAAATATGCAATATTTCACTCTTTTTATCATATTATGGTAGCAACATGTGCATTTTCTTTATTGTTTTATTGAAGAGTTAACAAGTATTTAAGTTTGTGAATTAATCCGAGAATTTCGTCACGAATATTTAATAAGTCAGTGTCATCTTTTTTGATAATATCCATAACAGTTATTCCACAGTAATCTTTATTTCCAGATAATTTAAATTTTTTACAGTCTTTTTCAGATTTACCGATAAAAAATCCAATAAGTACATCCAGATACTTATTTAAATCTTCTATTTTCAAAACAGATAACTCTTTCTGGGAGTTTTTGAAATCAATTCTTCCATATTTTCCTTGATATGTTTCAATAAATTCATCCATTTTATCATTAAATTTGTCTAAGAATTTATCCAGACCTTTATGTTCTGAATAAGATTTACTTCTCCAGTGAGAAAATCTTAATGAAGTTTGTATTTGAAAAAGAGCTAACATAACCGTACTTGCCATATTTTATATTATATATTTATTCCAGCTAAATTTTTAGTGACTTTCATGTAATTATAATGGACACCATCATACATTAAAAATATATTTCTGGATTCATTATTATGAACATAAGTACTGACAACTTTATATTTTTTTTTAATGAAATCTCTTTCTAAAACAAAAATATTGACTTTATAAATCCGGCTGGCAATATTAATTTCCATATTGCCACCCCAAACACCATTATTTCTAATAATTTTTACATAATCTTCCAGTTTCATATCTTTTTCCATATTTAACCATTCTTCTAAGGTTAAACCATTCAATTTTAATTTCCTATTTTTTTCTAAATAATTTGATATTTCAAACCGTAAATTATCCTGCGATTTATTAAAAGCTAATCCTAAAGAATGAAATAAACAATTACCATCTCCAGGTACAACTTTTTCTTGAAACTCTAATTTCATTATCTATCCCATAGAAAATTCTTTCACGTCAAAACTTCGCCAATCAAAATTAATCCAGAATTTTTCTTCATTTACTTTATCCTCAAATAGCTTACATTCATTTTTTGGAGTATTATGAACACATTTAATTTTTACTGGCTTACATTCCCCACATAAAACTCTCTGAATTTTATGTTTACATAACTTTAATTTTTTACAAATACTACACTTATGTTTCAAACTATTGTGCGGACATATACACGACCCACCACAATCCTTACACTCCGATTTCCTCCTACCATGCAAACATAATCCTTTACCTCCACACATCCTACAATAATACCTATAATTTCCATGTTCACAAATAGCTCTTCCACCACAAGGACCACAATGATTTTTAAATATATTATGCTTGCACTTGTACATAATTAAACTAAAATTATTTAATTTTTTTTAAGCTGTTTTTATCGGTTTTCCTCCACTTTTCACCTTTATTGTTATTTTCTTGTTATCAAAGTTAGCTAATCTTTCATCTCTCTTAAATTTCTTTGATATCATGTTTAATAACTTTGTATAAACTGCATCACTAGCATCTTTCGTTTTTTCAAATTTAAATTCATTGTGCAAGAAACTAAATTCCTTCTCACTTGAACTCATATTCCTCAAATCCAAATCATATTCCGTTTTTTGCTTCATCGACTCCTCATAAATCTGTCCAAAACCTTTTATTGATACCATTTCTAATCCATATTCTTTTGCCAAATCCCTCAAATAATCATAATTAACCAAATACTCCTTATGTGGAATACCAATAGTATTAACATACACCTCAATTTCATGTCCCAAATTTGGCTTAGACTTTTCCCACTTCTTAATAGTATAATTCTTGCTAATCCTCCATAAAACATCGTCTCCAACCATTCCCTCAGCTGGAGCCTTTAATCCCTTCATCAAATCATATACTCTTTCTCCATCCAAACTGGTTCCTATAAAATAACCTCCTATTTTCAAGTTATCAGTTACATTCTGCAATAATGTTCTCAATGCTATTTCATCCTCACACATATAATGAATTGCAAATTGTAATGAAACCACATCGTATTGATATTTTGATAAAAATGTTTTCTTCATCTGCTCTTTCGCCTGATAATCCAATGCCGCCTCAAATTCTGGAAAAATTAATTTACTTGAATCTCCCCAAATATATGATACGTCTGGCTTAGGCCTCTTAGACTGCTTATATAATTCAATTGCAGTCAAAATATTATCTCTAACAACATCTATTCCAACAACTTTCTTTAATAAACCCATCTTCCATTTCATAACATCTCCTCCAGTACCACATGCCAAATCTAATAAAGAACCAATTTGAGTCTTCGATTTCTTAATAATTGCTGGACATACACTTGTAATCAACTCATCCTTAACAATTCTATTATGGAAAATCTGGAAAGGATACTTCTTCTTTCTTAAAGTACTATTATTCGCATAATACAATTGTGATAAATCTTCCTCTGGAACAGTTCCTTCCATCAAATTATTTTTAGTAATTTCATTAGCTAATGCATTCCAAATATGATTTCCATATGTTTCAGTAATTCCAGTTATTTTTTTTTTTTTTTTATATTCCAATGTTTTCATAAAATTAACTCGTACCGGATTCCACTTAAATAAACTTGTATATTCTCCATAAATTTTTGTGTATGCAAATTCAACAACATAATCCTCCATTATCTCATCAACATTATTACCATCTCTTGCAACAACCTTTCCAGCATCATCCAATGGAATATTTGCTAAGTTAACTTCAGCTTGAGGGTCAGTACCTCTTGGCAAATAATCAACAACCGTAAAAATCTTTTTATCTTTAACATCTCGATATCCACCAACTTTTAATTTTAATGTCTTATAATAAATAATTTTACCAAATAAATCCTTACCTTTTGATGGCAACTGAAACGGACTCAACTTATCAACAACTCCTTCTTTAACATAACTTACCAAAAACTCTGCAGTTCTGAATTCCGGATAACTCCACTTAAATAATGAATACCAATGTCCGCCAACCATCGGATAAGGTTCATCCATTGGGCGAAATTGCAATCCAGTAATAGTTAACCCAACTTGCATAGCATATGTTTTCTCATTTTCGAATAATTCATTAACATTTTCATCAAATTTTTCTCTATCTCCAAATAAATATCTTGGTCCTAATATCTTTGTTGATTCATCTCTCAAATCTGGATTTACATATTGCGCTTTTTGTATAGCCTCTTTATAAAATTGAGTCAACTCATCATAACGATACTTCTCTTTTGCTCCAGCACCTAACTTAAAAAATGGCTTACTCCTCACATCATGCCCTTTATAAAATAAAATATCTGTTATATAAAAAGCATTATTTATTTCAGAATAATATCCTTCCAATAAACTATTTTCAAAACCCTTGTCTGGCAACATTTTTCCAGTGTTTATTACATTTAAATCTTGCGTAATCATAAAAATTTTTCCATCAACATTTTTACTAAAATTTTCTGAAACAAACAAAAATCTTGGTTCACCCTTTATTTGATAAGTTGCTGCATAATTTTCTCTAACATTTGCAAATTTATCACTCCTATGAAAATTTCTTCTTAAAACTTCAACAGGTTCTGCAGGTGTAAATTCTCCAACATGTTTTGTTAACTTTTTAAACGTATTCAACAAACTTTCCTTTTCCTTCACTGAAATTATAAAATTTGTCTGCTGAATTTCCTCAGTCAACCATTGCAAATATGATTTAAAATAATCCATAAATTCTCCCTCTCCCTCAGAATGTGGAACTTCACTAAATAATAATTCAATACAAAAATCTGGTGTCGCAGTTAAACATCCACTATCCTTAAAACTTTTATCTGACAAAATTTCTCTAATTTCGATCAAATTTGTATCAAAACCCCAAACAGCATCTTTGACCTTATAATAATTCCTATATTTATAAGTCTTATTTCCAATCTTTTCAAAATCTTTATCGCTATCTTTCTTATCTTCTTCAAATAGTTGTATTGTCATTCCATAATTTTCTTCATTGTGCGTTTTTTCAGGAATTATCGATAAATAACTATTTTCAGGAATGGCTGAAAAATGCCAATATTTTTTCACCTCATTTTTACCATCAATAAATAAAAAGTAATCATTGTCTTCTTGTTCAACTATTAAATCAGTTTTCATTTCATAATCAAATTGTAATCCACCATTTTCTTCCGCGTAAATAAATCTTTTAACAATTTTTTCAAAAACATTTCTCTGTAATTTATTGTTGAATATTATTCTTACTTTATTTTTATTTCCTAATTTTTTAAAAATTGCATCGATTTCATTAATATCCATGTTTATATTATATTAATAGACATTTTTTTAAACTTTGGATTTTCAGCAACGTTTTTTACATGGTACATATAAAAAACTTACAAACATGTTGTTTCAAATATTTTAGAAGTTATCAAATAAGGGTCACAATTACTTGCTGGTCTTCTATCCTCAAAATATCCTTTTTTACTATTTATAGTTTCATTTCCAATTCTAACACTACGTCCTCTGTTTGCTCTTCCAAAACTAAATTCATCATACTTTGCTGTCTCATGTAATCCAGTCATTCTTTTCTGATTTCCCTCTCCATAAACCTCCATATGTTCCATATGTTTTAAACTTAATTTTACCAATGCTTTATCAATTATTTCCAGACCTGTTTTTTCTGGTGTGCCCTCACGCATTGATACAGTACTGAAATTACAATGACATCCACTACCATTAATATTTTCTAATATTGGTTTCGGATGATATTCTATTCTAACATCATATTTTTCAGATAATCTTCCCAATAAATATCTAGCAATCCACATATGGTCACCTGCCTCAATTCCCTCACATGGCCCCACTTGGAATTCCCATTGTCCAGGAGCAACTTCTGCGTTTATACCACTAATTTTTAATCCAGCATACAAACAAGCTTCTAAATGTTCCTCTACCAAATTTCTTCCAAAAGCATTCTCTGCACCAATACTACAATAATATTGTCCTTGTTTAAGAAAATCATTATTTAAACCCAATGGTTTCTTTGTCTTTGTATCTATCATAAAATATTCCTGTTCTAATCCAAACCATGGAACTTCATCCAATTTTTTATCAAATAGTTCTTTTGCTTTTGAACGATTATTTGTTGTATGTGGTTGTCCATTTGGTAGATATGTGTCACATAAAACTATTATATTATTATTTTTTCTAAATGGGTCTGGAAAAATTACTCTGGGTTTAATTATAACTTCACTATCATGACCTTCTGCCTGACCTGTTGAACTACCATCAAAATTCCATTCAGGTAAATCATCAACAGAGTTATAAGAAAAATTATCAGGAAAAACTTTTGTTTTGCTTCTTAACTCCAGATTTCCTCCAATCCAAACATATTCAGCTAATATTCTCATAAAGAACACAATAAAATAAAATAATAATTCTTACTCGTACTTTTTCAAAATTTCATCTTTTAATTCTTGAATAGTTTTCTTCAAATCTTTACCTGTTTTCTCTGACTTCTTTGTAATAGAAATTCCTTCTTCTTCAGCTATTTTCTGTATTTCTATTAAAGTAATTTTTGCATTAATTATAGGCTTCTTTTTCTCTTCTTTAATTTCTGCTTTTTCCTCAATTTTTACTGAAACTTCTTCAATTGTTGGTTCTGGCGAATCATCTTTTACCGCAATCTTTTTCAAAACAGTCGATTTTTTAATTGGAATCTTTTTTTCAGATTCACGAGTTAATTCATTAAATAAATCTTCCATTCCTTCATCTTGCCAAGAAAACAATCCACTCAACTCTTTTTTAATAATTCCTGAATATCTTCCAGCATTTTCAATTAAAATACAAGTAGGATTTTTTATTTCATATTCAACTTTTCTATCAGTTTTTTTCCAAATTCCGGGAACAAACGCAATTTTTTGAATTTCTCTCTGTTTTCCAAATTTTTCAATTTCAGTTCTTTTCAAAATATAAACAGTTAACAAAAAATAATCAACAATAACTTTTTTCAAAATTTCATCATTATCAATATCCTCAAAATTCATAAATTCCTTACGAATATGATTTCTCTGTCTAGTATATTCACTATCTTTATATAAATTTTTCTCCTCCATATCATATGCGATTTGTCTGAATAAATCTTTCACAAAATTTACCCTCGATTTACCATCAAAATACCTAAATTCAGGCATAATTTGATTCAAAATTGACATTGTAAAACTATTTTTACTAGAATTATCCACTAAAATTTGATAATCTTGACTTAATTCAGTCCAAGCAGGAACAGGTAAAATATCTTTTTTTAGAAATGCAAATTTTCCATCCATGATATATTTTCCATATATGTGTCCATCTGCCATTTTTTGCTCAGGTATTTTAAAAACATAATCCCTCTCATCAGACTTTTCCTTACTCAAATAATTCTGTAATTTCTCAATTGTTATCATCCAACAAAATACTTTTTAATATTATTATATTAAAATGTTTTTAAATCAAAAAAAATCACTTTTTATTCTTCCTCAACAACTACATTTAATCCAGTTTCTTCATCATCATATTCATCACCTTCAACCGTATATTCATCTTCATTTTCAGCATTTGTTTGCGTTTCTTCTTGATTAGCTGTTTCATCCAATTTTACTTGTTTTTCAACAGTCTTTTTTGTTTTTTGTTTAGGAACTGGTTTTGTTTGATTTTGACTAAGTGAAGTTTTTGCACTTTTACTATTTATACTATTTCTTGAAATATCCCTGAACTTTTTCAAAATTTTTGCCTTTGAACCAAAATATTTCTTTTTATAACGCTTCAAAATAATCTTATAACCTGAATTCTCCCTCTTATCACTTTCTGTCATTCTATCCATAAATTCAATTTCCTCACTATTATCAACTTTATACTCCTCAAACAAAAAATTCTGATAAGAATCAAAATTATAAATATCAATGTTGTTATTTTTATCCAAAGTATTTTCAGACTCTAATGAATTATTCATTATTGAAAAATTATTTGTCTCATCATCAACCTTATCAAAACTCTCAATCCTACTTTTTTCCTCATTTAAAATCTCTTCAGTTTTTAATAATTCTCTGGCATTTTCTTTGGTAAAATCAACAAACATTTTTATTTTCACTAATGTATCCATTGGAATATTATTCATATTTATAAAATATCCATTTTTGTTCATTGTGTATTTCGAATTACTCTCTTTTATAATCTCAACAATCTGAATTTTTTGCGTATTATTCATTTTTTTTTCAATAAATTCTCGAATCATTTTTATTTCCTTTGTATCAACAATAATATCTTTATCATAGTTTGATAATAAATCTATATTTTCATTGTCATGCTTATTATCAATATTAACTTCCTGAATAGTAACAAATTTGTCCATTTTTTTACTCTATATAGGTAATATACCTTTAAGTAATATTGTAATTTTGCCTCGTAAACTCGGCAAAATTACTTCGAGCTTCAAAGAAGCTCGAAGCTCGGCCTTAGGCCTCACATTGTAATTTTGACCGACGGTCAAAATTACTTCGAGCTTCAAAGAAGCTCGAAGCTCGGCCTTAGGCCTCGCAAGTTAAATTTATTTACATGTGTAGATATAGACTACCACTTAGTAAAATCTATATATGGAATCATATAACAATTTAGTCTGTGAGGCCCCGCAAGTTAAATTTACATTTGTAGATATAGACTACCACTTAGTAAAATCTATATATGGAATCATATAACAATTTATTCTGTGAGCGATAGCGAACTGAGGACCCTTTACAGGTCCGAAGTCATTTTACTTCGTAAAATGACAATGTGAGCGATAGCGAACTGGGGACCCTTTACGGGTCCGAAGTCATTTTACGAAGTAAAATGACAATGTGAGGCCTCTGGCCGAACTGAGGGGCTTTTAAGCCCCGAAGTAATTTTGTCTCATGAATGAGACAAAATTACAAATCTTCGGCATCGTAATCCTCATCATCGTCATCTTCCTCCTCATCATCTTCTTCCTCCTCCTCCGAATCCTCAGAAAATGCCTCATTCTCTCCTCTCTGCACTTCCTCAATTCCTGGCTCAGTATCCTCATTATCAATAATTTCTGCATCCAATTCTCCTTCATCTCCTAATTCTTCCTCAAACTCAGACTCATCTTCAATAGTATCCTCAGCATAATCTTCCTCCAATTCTGAACCCTCTGACTCCTCAATTCTATCTATTGACTCCTCACTCTCTCTTGTTATCTCTCCAAAATTTTCCTCCTCTGGCATAATTGTATCATCAGAAATAAACTTATTCTTATGCTTATCTACATGCTTCCTCATCGGTATTACAATCTTCTTCTTTGCCTCACTATTCAACTTAGCATATACTGATATTTCCTTACTATTTAAATCAAAAGTCTTTCCAATAACTAACAACTCGATTTCATTTCCTGGATGAATATCCTTAAATGGGTCCTTAGCAGTATGAATTTCTTTTGGAACAATAATCATCAAAGGACCCAATTTTGCCAAAATACCAAGCTTATTAATCTTCAAAACATTCGCCTTTATAACAGAATTAACAGGAATATTACAAAGTGTTGCTCCAACAGTCAAATCAAATACAATATTTCCATTAAATTGATTATTATTTAAACAGCCCATTGACCTCTTTAATATCACAACAGAACCTGGATGTACATATCCCTCCTTTACACATTTTCCTTCAATATTATTTTTAACAATTGTTTCAATATATTTTGAAAAATTTTCATCTAAATAACGTGGATTTAATGATACTCTACGCTTAATTTGTGCATGAAAATAAATATCCTTCAATGAAAGAGAGTTCATTATATAATCTTTATATATAATAAATTCAGCTATTTTTAAATTCACTTTTTTAATAAATTTATTCTATTTTTAATAATGTCTATTCCATTTATAAACCATTTTTTACCATTTAATTTTTGATTGTCATATTCTCGCAAAAAATATTCAATTAATATACAAATATTCTTTTTTTGTGTTCCACTAGTCTTTATTTTAATTTTTTTTGCTAATTCTTCCAATTCTTCAACTTTATAAGAACTACAAACTTGGCCCTTCCTTTCTGACCTCTTACTCTTTTTCATTTCCAGTGTAAATGCTTTTGTCTCTTTTGTTTTATCATAAATCTTAAATACATACGGTTTTTCTTTTATTTGTTCCATAAATCCATATATATCATTCTTATCTTCTCTTTCCTCCCTATTCTTATAATCCTTCCTCAACTTTATCTTTATGTTTAACTTTACATTATCTACATCAGAACCTGTACTTTCCCCAACTAATTGTGTTTCTTTATTATAAATAAAAATTTTTAACATGTTTTTATCATTAGAACTATTTTCATTATTTCCAAAATAACTATATATGAAATAAAATCCAACTATTTTATCATCTTTTCCAGCTCCTTTTCCGACTTCAATATCTCTATATTTATACAATAGTAATGGTGAAAAATAGGATAATAAAAATGTGTAATATGGATTAGTAATTTTACCATTTGTTTCATAATAATGAATAATTAATTTTTTTAGCAATGAAATTTTTTCTTTATCCTTTAATTTATCAACCAACATCGTAATAATTATATACATCTTATTCCTATAATCTGAATCAATCTCATCTTTTATTAATTCTGCTCTCTCAATAATACTTGTCATTAAATCTCTTGATGATTCCAAATTTTTATTCCTTGATTCTACATTAAAATTAATATTATTCGTTAAATCAATGTTAAAATGTTTTGTTTTTTCTGAAAAAGGAATGCCTCTATAATATAAAGGTGCTTTCAAATAATTAAATTCCAGTGGTTGTAAAATATAAAATGACCCTCTATAAATTAAATATCCGATTCTATCATACATATCATAAACAGGCTCATTTATATTATTTATCATTTCTGAAATTGCAATATAAATAAATCTTGTCTCTATTTTCATCTGTGAATTTATCGTATTCACAATATCATCAAGTTCATACACATAACCATATCTATACAATGTTTTTATAATATTTTTACATTTATTAATATCAGGTCTGGCAAATTTTTCATTATAAGTATCAATATTAATTTTATATTTTTTCTTTGGGTCAGGTTCCCAGACACATCTATAATTACAATCTTTATAATCGCATTCTCTAGTTCCATTTATATCTCCAAGGCTAGCTTTTATTCTTCTCCCAGTACTACTTATCATTTCAACTTCTTTTCCAGCAAAATCAAATACATTCCCATTTTTGTTTAATGCACAATCTACTGCTGCCTGCTTCAAAATATATTCTACTTCTTTAATCTTTTTATCCTTTAACTCAGCAATTCTATAAATTCGTGTATCTACTGTCTCAGTTTCTCTTTCTATTTTTGGCGCATTTTGTGGTGGTTCAATTGCATATAAATAAACTTCACAATTTTGTTGTTCTGCTGGTAAATCTGAATGACTACAATAACGACTACCTCTTCCTACAATTTGGTCAATTCTTGACAAATTAAACCATGGTTCTAATACATGTACTTGTCTTATTCTATGAAAATCTAATCCTTCTCCAGTTGTTTTTGTTCCAATTACAACTTTTACTTCTTCACCATACTTATTATTATCTGCATTTACTATATTCATTAATGCACCGGTTGTAATTACAGAAACATTTGTATCTCCAGTAACTAGAATATATCTGGCAATCTTAAATTCATGATTATTTTTATTTCTGGTATCATGATTCGCATGGTCTGCGCTATTACCACAAAGGGCACAAATTGGATTTCTTTTTTTATAATAATCCAGAAGCGGTCTTTCACCACCAATTGGATATCTCTGAAATCCATTTTGTTCTAACATCATTGCAAATGGAAGAACACCTCCCCAGACAAATTCAGAATACACATAACAAATTCCTTTTCCATATTTAATATTCTTTAATGCCTCGTAGAATTTTACACTAAAATTTTTTAAATGTTTTTCATCTAGAAATGGAGCTTCTTTTGCAGTACCTCTATCAAATTTAACATGATTTTGAAAACGAAATTGATAAGTCTTTCTTCTTATTCTTCTTACTTCCTCACTTGTTCCACTTCTTGTAACTAATCCAGTATCCATTACGAATGCACCATTTCCATCATCTAATGTTCTATATGCATGTTCTCTTTTTGGTAAAGTAATTTCACCATTTTTATTTGGTAAAACAATATTGCTAATACCTCTTAAAATAGATTTTGCAAATTGTTTTTCATCCATTTTATTAACATTATTTGCATCCTCATATTCTTCATTATTTACATTCATATTTGTCTCTTCCAACATCTCAATATTTGCCTCTTTTGATTTTAACTTTTTAAGATATTGTTCATAATGAAATGGACTCATTTCACATAAATATAATTTCAACCTAGTCATCTGCTCCTCTGGAGGAATTGGTTTTCCATAAATATCATATAAAATTTTTGGAATTCTAGCCTGAGGTGGTTCTATTTTTAAAGGGAAAACTACTGGATTTTCACCCCTTAAAAAACTTATATAACCCTTTGATAACTCCTTTAATTTTTCTGCTCCTCCAGGAACAAGATTATCATTTGAATCAAAAATTTCATTTGGTTTTAATGGTTCTTTTCCATCGTTTTCTAAAAGTAAATTCAAAATATAAATAATTTCTCTGGCATTATCATACATTGGTGTTGCACTCATTAAGACTAAACGAATATTTTCTCCGAATTTTATAATTGCCTGCAAAATTGGAGGAACTTTCCTTGCCTCTTTTGTATCACTCTTTACATTATGAATCTCATCAATAATAATTATACGATTCTGGAATTTACTTCTTATAGCTTTTTTTTGAGCTTCAGTTAAAGTACTCATTTTACCATTCCACCCAATATCATTCATTAATTCATTGCAAAATTTTTCATAACCATAAAATTTATATGTAGCATAAATTGAACGCATTGTTTCCTTTCTTTTTTGTTCTCTTGATAAACCACTGTATTGTTCAAAATCCAGACTGTATTCATTGCCAGTGCATTGAACAATGTCATCAGGTCTTTTTTTTCTGGATTCCTTACGGATATCATATATTTGGTCTCTAAATGAGTCAAGAATACGTGCGGGTAGAAGAACAGTAAATTTTCTTTTATCATCTGGATGTAAACGTCGCATAATTTCTTTAAAATTTTCTGCGATTTGGATGCCAGAACAAGTTTTACCGACACCAGTACCATGATAAATAAGAATTCCATTGTAAGGAGTACCAACACTAATGTAATTTTTTAGGAATTCTTGTTGAGGAGCAAGAGTAAATAATCTGGCATTACAGATTTCTTGAGTGGTTTTGTGTTCTTTTGGAATTCTATTTTTATAGAATTCTTTCTTAAGATATATTTTTTCATAAAAATTTGGGTCATCAAAGTCTGGATAATACATAAATTCTTTGCCAGTTTTAAATTTGTTCTCATCACTTATCTCATCTTTTTTCATTTTTATTCTAACTGTTTTTCTATCATTTGTTTTTTTCATTTTTATCTTTACCATACACTCTAATATAAATAGAGATTATTTTACATATATTTTCATTCTCAAAATGAAAATAATTATTTATTAAATACAAAACTTAATACAAGCAATATTATCAAAAGTAAAATTATTAATACTGGTAATAATATTGGCATCACATTATTTTTAAATCTTCCTTGCCATTTCTTATTCTCATTATTTTTCCTCCAGGTTTCATCATCTAATTTTTTACCACCTGTAACCTCTGGTTCTGGGTCTTCCAGATATATCTTTTTTCCATATATCCTCTCAAAATTTATAATAGCCTCATCAAAACTAATTACTGGCTTTCCAGTTTCAACATTAACCATATTATGTACATCAATAACCCATCTTACTAAACTCTTTCTATCTTTTAAAAAATTATCAATTGGATATTGACTAATATTTTTTTTATAATTTACTCTGCAAACAACACATGGCAAAACATATTGTAATAGATAGTAGAATTGTTTATAATTTTCTTTATCTTTTTCATCTGGGTAAAATGGATATGTTAAACTTACACTGTGTAAAGAAAACCAGAATTTTGGTCCCCAAATTGATGGATCCATTAATTTATTTAATAAAATAAATTTATTAGAAACTCCACCATTTATCTCTATTTCCAAAGCTTTCAATAGTTCCTGGATAATAAAATGGAAATGCTGGCTCTTTTAATGACTTAGTTAATTGAAAAACTATTTTTTTAACAAATCTTTCATTTTGATGGTCATAACTTATTACGCCTTCTTTATCCCATTTATCAGAATATGACCTTCGAAAATATTCCTCATAATTCTTTGGTCCATATATTTTATAAGCTCCGAAATTATACTCCTTCAATGGAAAAGAATCATTTATTATATAATATTCATTTGGCCAGGTTTCTTTAGCGGATGGTACTGAACAAACATATCTATCTTTTTCAATATGGACATAAAATATATCACAAAATGGGAATGAAAAGTTTCTACCTTTTTCTTTTTTATCTTTTTTGTAAAAAATTTTATGACATAATGAAGCAGTTGAATAATCAAATTCTGGATGATTTTTGAATATTTTTTCTATTTTTTTTTCAAATTTATATGGTACACATAAATCCAAATCATCATCCCATTTTATTATTCCTTTATTTCTAACTGCTCCTAAAAATGTTCCTCCAGAAGCCCAATAAGTAATTCCATTATTATTAAAAATATCAATTATTTGATAAAGCATTTTATATAAAGTGTATGTCAAGTCTGGATTTAAAAAATATTTTTCCATTGTATTATTTAATTTTTTATTTTCATGTCCAAATTTATTTTCTTAAAAAATATAATGATAAAAGCATTAATAATTATCATAATCATTCTATTCTTTTTATTATTTTTAAACTATCCAGAACATTTTACTGTTACTGATTTTGATAAAGAAAAAATAACATTTCCCTATCCATCTGTTATAATCAATTTAACAGAAACGGATGAGGGTAAAAGACGTTGGCCAATAGTTTCAGAAAAATATCCAGATGCAAAAAGATGGCCAGCAACTTATGGAAAAAATTATGATTTTACAAATGATTTTAAGAATAAGATTATGACTGATTCTTGGGATTTTGGAACCTGGAAGTATGGGAAGCAAGAGATAAAGAAAATGACTCCAGGCGAATTAGGAGTAAGTCATAGTCACCTTTCTATCTGGAAAAAAGTTGCTGAGGGAGATACTCCAGTAGTTATTTTAGAAGATGATGCTATCAGAACAAATGAACATACCAAAAAAAGATTAGAAACAATTTTTAAAGATATTCCAAAAGATTTTGACATCTATTTATTAGGATATTATGATATAAAACCTCTGGAATATAATAAATCAAATCATAATAAAGTAAAAGAATTTGTTCTTATGCATTCATATATTGTTTCTCCAAAAGGTGCCAGAAAATTACTGGAAAATTTACCTATTGATAAACCCCTGGATACCTGGATGTCTGGATTATCAGATAAATTGAAAATTTATAGACATAATTTTTACACTATAGGAAGTAAAGGATATGTTAGTTTAGTAATTAGACAAAAAAGAGCAGCAAAACAAATTGAAAATACAAACATAATTTAAATCTTATTTATAATAAATGCACAAAAATACGATGTTAATGATAATTGTAATATGTATTGCACTTTTATTTATTTATATGTTAGTTCCAGTTTATCATTATAATTATAAATTAATTAATCAAGTAGAAAGTTTTTCAAATGGTTTACCAAAAATTTTTATGTATTGGGAACATAAAAAAGGTTCAAAAAAAAGGCCAGCTTATTTAGATTTATGTTTAGAAACAGTAAAAAAAAATTGTAAAAATAGTTTTGATATAATTATTTTAGATGAAAAAACTATTAATTATTATTTGCAGGATTTGAGGCCAGATTTAGATGAAAAATTATCAATTCCACAAAAAACAGATTATTATCGTTATGCATTATTAGAAAAATATGGAGGTTGTTGGTTAGATTTTGATACAATTGTTATGAAAGATTTAAGTCCAATAATTGAGCATTTAAATAAATATGATTTTGTAGGAGGTGGTTGTCATTTTGATGATTGTACTAATGGAGGACATCCCAGACCTTTTAATGGAATAATGTTTGCCAGGAAAAATTGTAGGTTAATGAAGATGTGTTTAAAAGAATGTGATAGATTGCTGGATGAACATGTTTCATTAAAAAATACATATTTTTTATTAGGAAGAGAGAATATGTGGAAAAATATTGATATGTTAAGAAAAAATGGTTGGGATTATTATCATATAGATTCAAAATGTCAGGAAAGAGATAGTAAATATGTGAAATTAAAAAATCACAGATTTATTTCTAAGGAAGACATTGACCCAAATTGTATAGGAAAAATGTTTTTTGTTCCTATTTATAACACTGCTCCTGGATTTCCAGAATGGTTCAAAAAAATGGATAGAGAAGATATATTAAATGGAGATATGCTTATTAGTAAGTTATTCCGCATGAATTTCGCCGCATAATATTGTCATTTTGTCATTTTACTTCGTAAAATGACTTCGGACCCGTAAAGGGTCCTCAGTTCGGCCAGAGGCCTCACCATATGTTATTTTGACCTAAGGTCAAAATAACAAAGAAATTATAACTTAGGAACATATAAATTTATAAAAATTTAACTTGTGAGCGAGCGCAGCAAGCGAACTGAGGGGCTTTTAAGCCCCGAAGTCATTTTACTTCGTAAAATGACATTACTTTATTTGAGTATTTGGAAATCCAGTTGTCATCCAATACTGAGGTGACAAATAAGGTGGTTTCTGACCAGTATCAGTGCAAGGAGCATCACTTGGACCATCTTGATAAATTTTTTCAATTGAATAAAATGGAACCGCATAAGAGTAGTAGCGGAATCTACTTAAAAATCCATTAAATCCTCCCCATTTTCCCATATATAAATCTCCATAATTCTGTTTAGGAATACCTCCTAAATTGCATCTTTTCTTTAACTTTGCATTTATATAAACATCCATATTTTGTCCTATCACAACAATACAAATACATACCCACTTATTCAATGGAATGTTTCCAATATCACATGAAGCCTTCACCTGATTTTCAGTATTCATATTAATTGCTAATTTGTTCTCACTAGGATAAATCCAGACCCCTGGTGCTTGTAAAGGTACTGCTCCACTGTTACCTTTATGAAAAATATGATGCCACTTACCACTATTATTAAAAGTATTTTCATCGATATAAAGCCAGAATGTATAACTAAACTCTAAACCAAATTTTTTATCATAAGAGCGAAGTAATTGAGAGCCAGGAAAACTTCTGGCATTTGTTCCTTGAATAGTATCTTCAACTATAAAAGGAGCATCATTATTATAATTTGATACACTATATCCTAATCTTACAAATAAGAAAGCTATTACTAATAAAATAACAATTATTAACAAAATAGTGATTGTCATATTTACCCAGGATGTTGATGTAGCAAAATTTCCAAATCTCGTTTTTAATCCAGTAAAAAAATTATTTGTTGTTGGGTTAACTACTGGTGTTCCAAATGAATTCATTATGTACTAATAATAATAGATAAAAAAAATAGACAAGAAAGAAATATTTCTTTATTGTTAATAAAAAATATTTTAATTTTTCAAGGCATTCCTTTTAATTCGGACTTAAGTCCGAATTAATAAGGTCCATGAAAAATGTTGTAATTTTTCAAGGCATTCCTTTTAATTCGGACTTAAGTCCGAATTAATAAGGTCCATGAAAAATGTTGTAATTTTTCAAGGCATTCCTTTTAATTCGGACTTAAGTCCGAATTAATAAGGTCCATCAGAGTAAATTTGCTGGACCTCATCCGGATTCAATGCATATTTATAATATACTAAATTGCTTACTTTTCCAAAAAATCCTCCATTATCACAAACATATAATGGGTCTTCATTTAATTTTGGTACTCCTCTTAATACACAACTACGTTCCAATTTTCCATCAATATACATATCTACAGTTCTATTATTTAAAACATAAGCAATATGTACCCATTTTTGGAGAGGAATATTTTTAATATCACAACCTTCATTTGGTGAAGCAAATGTATTGATTCGGGCATGAAGAGCATTCGTATCCGGATAAAGCCATAATCCAGGAGCTCTGGAGCTACTTGTATTCGCACTTGTTGTTCTGGCACCCTTTACTAATATATTTTTCCATCCCCTAGTAAAGTCCTGGATATAAATCCAGACACTATATGAAAATTCTAAACCATTGCTACTATTTTGTACTGTAAATTTATTAGCATCATCTTTAAAATCATAAGCATCCAAAGGTGTACTAATTATTGTAACAACATCATTCTTTTTCTTTTTATTCTTTTTTACTAAAACAACTATAATAATTATTAAAGCAACTATAAATAAAATTGCTAATAAAGTTACTAACCATATACTTACTCCACCACTACTATTTGCAAATTGATTTGTAAAACCAGTTCCAAAATTTGCTAACTTAGAACCAAATGTATTTCCCATTGCTGGTGCTCCAAAAGTATTTGCCGTTCCAGTTGTACCAAATGAACCAAAAGAATTATTAAAAGTTGTTGCCATTTAATTTCTATTAAGATTTTTATTTTTTTAATTATTGCATGTTAAATCGTAATCGCTTGTTTTAATTGCTTGTCTTTCCCTTTCATATAAATTTTTTACATCTTGTGGAAATAATGCTCCAGAACTATATCTAAAAAATGCCATCATACCATTAAATCCATTTGTTCCTTTCCATATATTACTATTCATCATTAATGGAGCCCCAGTTAAACTTATTGATTGTTCTAATAATCCATTTATATAACAATCTAAACTTCTACCCTCTAAAACTACTGTCACACAAAACCACTCATTTATCGGCACATCATCAATAATAATAGCATTTCCTTCATCTGGACCATTTTCACAAGCCACTGTAATTATCATTTTATTTGTATTTGGCGCCAAATATACCCCTGGCGTCTTTCTCTTATAAATACTTTGTCCATCCTTTCCAGTATTATTTCCTCTATACCAAACCGTTCTCCATGTCGAATTCATCTTATTAAAATTTACTGGACATATTCTTAACCAAAAACTATATGTAAATTCAGTTCCCAAATCCATTGGTAATTTTTCCTTCATTGCATATCCATATGTTTGCCCATCCATCATTGATTTTAATGCCTCCTTATTTCTTACATCAATTCCATAATATGACATTGGTATTCCTCCACCCTTTGGATTATCATCTTTTCCGTAAAAATCAACATAATCGTCATTTGAAATCGGTGCTTTAATTTGTGTTAAAAAATAAATTATAAAACCAACTTCAATAATGATGATACAAATTAATAAAATAATATGTCTGGCTTGTCCAGTTTTAAATGCAAAAACACCACCCAAAATTGCAACTGTTAACAATAATCCAATACAAGTAAAACCTAATTTATTCTGTTTCATAACAAAACCCCAAATCATAATAATTAAAATTGGTATAGCACATAAAATTGTGGCAAATGATGTTTTATGGTCTCCAACAAATTGGGCAGTAGATTGAACATAATAGCCAGGGTTAAAATTAGTAATATTATAAGAGTAATCCATTATAATATAATAATAAAATAATTATTGAGGTTCGTATTTTCTCTTAATATTATCCTTCACCGTCTTTTTCCCATGGCAATTTCTACATAAAGCCTGCAAATTATCTGGATGATTCGTTCCTCCATCTTCTAATGCCCTAATATGGTCAACCTCAAATGTTTCATCCAACATTTGATTACACATAAGACACTTCCAATATTGTCTTGCCCCTACAATTTTCTTTTCCTGTTCAGAAACCTTTCTCCGACTTCTTGTTGTATTATTCTGCGGAGTTGGAAAAGAAATATCTGGGTCTGGAATACCTCTACTTAATGCAACCTGTTGCACTATATCAATTGGTGTTTGTTTTTCTGGCATTAGTTCATTTATTGAATCAATTCTTTTAGTAACTGATTCTGGTAAATAATCTTTAAAGTAGTCTATTAATGTATTATTTTTAACCAAAGCTGGAGCAACTAATAAAATTATTCCAAAGAAAATAATTAAAAGTTTTGGAACCTGGGAAGCTTTATTGTAAACTTTAACAAAAACATTTGAATATTTCCAATTAATCCAAAAAAATGCTGCCAAAATTAATACTAAAATAATCATTTTCCAATTAAAGTTCATATATCTAATTATTAGAAAAATATGGTTGGGTAATTCCTTCAAATGGATTCAAATGACCCTGAAAATATGCATTTTTTCCTCCCTTTTTATCTGGCATACAAGGTAAATTCACATTTAAAGTTCCAGCAGGTGTACCACTAAAACAAGTTCCAGCACCAAAACTATTAGTGCACCATCCACAATTCGGATTATTTAAACACTCAGTTTTACTTAAATTATCACACGGTCTTACATAACCCATACATTCATCTTCTGATAAAAATACTGGCAATGGTACCTGGCTAAAACCATTTTGTCCACAACTATTTTTACTAGGGTCCATCACATTATAAGGATATTTTAAACACTTTTTCTTACAACTATTATAACAATAATAATATTGAGGTACTGGATTTTTTTCAGTAAAGTTTTTAAATGTTTCTACAATCGGAACTTCTTCACCATTTACTACTTTAAATCTATTTGGACATACTTTTCGACAATTACTTACTGGAATATTATTTATTGTATTACCTTTGAATAATAAACATGCCCATGGTCTCTTAAAAGGTTGAGTACATGTTACATCAAATATATCGAAAAACATTTCTCTAGGTTGAACAGTAGAAGCTTCATTTTCAGCTACATCTGGTCTTTTTCCCTGAAGCTCTTTTCTTCTTTGTGGATTATTATAAAAATCACTGGTATATTGAGGTAAAGGTATATTTGCTGTAAAATTTGGTTTTACTGGCAATTTTTTATCCTCAGTAGTAATTGCACTTGGTCCAACCTCTTTTTCAATGAAAAAATTTTCTTTATTCGTTCTCAATAATAGAATTATTCCCAGAAGTAAAACTAATAATAAAATAAAAATTTGATACATTATATTTATAATAGAAAATTTCATAATTTCAATCCAGCAAACAAAGACATTTCATTTATTTCTTTCATAACATTTTCTGGATAAACACATTTTAAAACCTTTACTGCACGAAATAATTTTGATTTTTCAATCAAATAACCTAAATCATATTTCTCTGATTTAAAATTCATAACAACAAAATTACATCTTTCCAAATAATCTTGGAAAGATTCACACTTAAGTCTCTCTATATCAATAAACTTAAAACCTGCAGAAAACATCCTTTATCATTAAATAGAATAGTTGCTTTTAATTTCATTTTTTTACTGGGAAGGCATTAAACTTGTATCAGGATAATCATATTGATGATAAATAGATTCATATTGTTTTTTTTGAGAATTCCATCTAGTCTCAACAATATACCCACCATATCTATTAAACCATGTTTGGTCAGATGGCTTTGATATTTTGGCTGGAGCAGGTTGTTCGAACTCAGAAAAATAAAGTGGTTGAGGCATATATTTTATGTTTATAAAATAATTTCGTAAAATAACTTAATAGAATTTCACTATCTTAATTATGTCTTTATTACAAGAAAAAAAAGATTTTTCCTTAGATGACCACGTTAACGAATTTGTTTCAACCGATTTACTCACAATTGACCAAATCAATGAAATAATTATTAATGAAAATAATTATCCAGCAAAATTTAAAGAATTGTATTTGAATAACAACAAAGAAATTTTTCCCGTAAATCATATAACAGACGAATTAGAGATATTTAATCCAAATATCTATGACAAAGTTTCAATTTGCAATACAACTCTGGGAAAAATATACACTAACAAAATCCTTAAATCTCCCAGCTCTAATTACGAAATTTTAAATAAACGCCAAGATATTCTTAAAAATATTTGCCAAAATTTTACCGAAAAACTAGACATTCAAATTAAAAATACAATTCAATCATTAAATGATATCCTCTGGTTCTATAAACCTAAAAATGAACATAGTGATTACATATATAGTCTCATTTTTTATAACCATCCTTACCTCAAATTCTTAAACAAAAATGAACCCTTTTTAACCCTAACAAATGCATATAAAATTATTATAAGTCCAATTATGACTGCAGCCAGTCCACTTTTATATGTTATTGTACCATTTGTTTTAATGAGATTAATGAAAATTCCTTTACCATTCTCTTTTTTTGTAAAACTTTTATGGCAACAAAGTGGTGCAGTTTCTTTACCATTTATTAAAAATGAATTAATGGCAACTATGGTAAAATGGTTTTCAAAAGCATTAAGTGCTTTTCTTTACTGCCAAAATGTTTATGCTTCTTATTCTACATCAAAAACTACAAATAAAATTGTAAATTTATTCCAGACAAAATTAGAACACATCAAAAAATTATTAACAACTAATTCTGATATTAGAGGTAATGAAACTTTTTCTTCATTTTTAGGTCAACAAGAATATCCGAATAATTTCCAGAGAATTGAAAATGGAAAAGTATATAATGGCCAGCATTCTTTATTATCCAATAAAGGTCGCATTTTAAAAGATTTTTATGAATTTGTTGAAAATAAAAACATGTTTTTAAAAATATTGAATAATATTGGATTTATTGATTGCTATTTTGGTTTTGCAAAATTAATAAAAGAAAAGAGTTATATAAATATCCCCAGGTTTTTAAAGCTAGAAAAACCTTCTTTAAAATTAGAAGGTATCTGGCATCCAGCAATCCAAAAAGAAAAAAATATCAAGAATAGCATTGAATTTTCTGATTCAAGTAGAAATTATTTATTAACTGGACCAAATGCAGCTGGCAAATCAACATTTATTAAATCAGTATTTTTAAATATTTATTTGGGACAAACAATTGGTATTTGTAATTCTGAAAAGATGGAAATAACTCCATTTAGATATTTGTTAACTGGAATAAGAAATCAAGATAGCCAGGGGTCAGAATCATTATTTGAAGCCGAAGTTCATAAAATAAGAAATTATCTTGATATCATCAAAAAAGAAGGAAAATCTGGATTCACATTCTCAATACTTGACGAAATTTTTACAAGCACAAATTATCAAGAAGGTTTCTCCGCTTCTTATGGTTTGTGCCAAACAATTGGAAGCTTAAAAAATTCATTTCATATTGTTGCCTCACATTACACAGATTTATTTAAATTGGAAAAAGAAAAGGGACTTGGTTTTAAGAATATAAGATTTTCTGTTGTTTTTAATGGAGATAAGATTATTTTTCCTTATAAATTAGAAGATGGATATTCAAAGCAGTTTATAGCATTGAGATTAATGAAGAATAAAAATTGTGATAATGAGTTTTTGGACAATTGTCTTAAATGTTTGGAAAATATTGATACAAAAAAGCCAGAGGAAAAAAAGAAGAAAAAAAAAAATAAGGCTATCGTTTAGATTTAAAAAGAATATTCTAGAATTAATTAATGCAAACGTACATTTTAATCTTACTCGGCGTATTAGTTGTACTATTGATTGGAGTAATTTATTTTGGATGGAGGAAAATAATAAATTTGGAAATTGAAAACAGTCGTAATAAATATGACATTGAAGCCCTTAGAGGATTACTTAGCAGGATATTAGAAGGTGATGATGGGCCTCCAATTGGAGGCCAACAGATATTAAATGCCAGAGAGTTAGAGCACATGCAAAATCAACAGTTTTTTGTACCACCTCAGCAACAGTTTCAGAGGCCACAGAAGGTGAGAGAACAAACTGAAACAGAAGCAGAAACTTTAGAGAGTACAGAAGAAGATGATGATGAGGTTCCTCAGGATGAAGAAAGTACTGTTTCAATTGAGACAATCGGAACAACAACTGATGAGGAAGAAACAGAAGAAGATGAATCGGAAGAATCTGAAGATGAATCAGGGGATGAGGAGACAGAGGAAGATGATGATTCAGAAGAGGAGGCAGCGAAGTTGATTGCAGAGGAGTTAGGTGAGGAAGATTCTGAGGAGGAACATTTAGATGAGGCTAAAATTTTGAATGTTACAAAAGAGGAAATGACTCCAAAAGTTGTAGAAGAAAAGTCTGAAGTAGAAGAGAAAAAGGAGGAGCATGTTGAGGAATCTGGAAATCATAGTGATGAAGAAACTGTTAGTAGTGAAGTTAAGCCAGCGGATGGAAGAAAAAATAAGAAGAAAATACCAAATGAGCCAGCAAAGGATTATAAGGTAGGATTTAAGAAACTTTCGACAAATGATGGGAAGATGTATCAGGTTGTTATGAATAACAATAGAAAGAGTTGGAAGCAAATTTAGGTCTTTAGAATATTAATTTCTTTTAAAAAATTTATTTTGTATAAGATATTATAAATGAATTCATGCTATAAGACTTCTAATAATAAATATTTCGATTGTCCAGCATTAATGTCTGATGGAAGAGCTTTTACAGATTATCGTCCAAGTTCTTACGTTAATGATTTGATCCGCATTCAGAATAAAGTTTATGATAGTTATTCTTATCGTCAGTTTATGATTCATAATGGATTAAATATAATTGAAACAAATGACCGTTATAATGAGATGAAGAATGGATGCGCATCATGCACTTACAGTGAGATTCCAAATGAGGCAACTTGCTTTTACAATAAGCAGTATGGTCTTTGTATGCCAAATGGTTGCAGTGGTTTAGGTCAAAACAATTATGCAACTCCAATAAATTCTAATATGCCATATAATCCAGGTTTACAGCAATTAACACCTGCTCCAATGAGACCAAGTTGTGGTAAAAGAATGTAATTCTTTAATTTTTTTTATAATAAAAAAATTAAAATAATGTATATGCGAAATAAAAAAGGAGGAAATATAGTTGTTAATGAAATACAAAAATATAAACTTCAAAGAAAACAAGCAGATTATAATTTATTTATGGCAAGATTTAATTTAGTAAGTTCATATTTTTATAGAAATAATAATCCAAATAGGGATTTATCAGAATATATAAAATTATTTATTTCAACAAATATTATATTTTCATCTGCGTTAAGAAATGAATATGTTCTTTATGGCAATGCAGATGGAGGGATTGGAGGATTTTATTCAGGTATAATTAAAATGTATAATTTGTTACAATATCCTCCAAATTTGCGACAATCATTTGTTCAAAATATAATACAAAATAAAATTCTTGCAATTATCTCCATGAGACCCAACTTCTTTTTTATCATATTTGTTTGTTATTATTATGTTATTATTGCAAATGAAATTCCTATAGAGCAAATTCCAGATATATTCAGAATATTTTTTGATGATATTTTTTCAACAACTGGATTAAATCCAGTTATAAATAAACCCCAAAATATACAAAAAATAATAAAACAAATCAATAGTTTACAAAGTCAAATATCAATTTATGAACAATTTTATCAAAAACAAAAACAAAGCACAATTGATGAATTATTATTAAAAAAAATAAATGAATTACAATCATTATCAATGAATGTGAATACTATTTATTCAAATCCAGAAATGAATTTAACAAATCAACAAAAAATAAATAATTTTGAAAATTTGAAAAAAGAGATTCAAAATTTACAAAAACAAAGATATAATCCAGAATATACAAATAATTTATTGTCTGGAATTGCTCAAAAAATAAGAAAAAATAAAAGTACTTTATTGGGATTACAACAACAACTTCAATTTTTGAATGGACAAAGTGCAATTGATGTAACAATGTTTAAAGAAAATCCAGAAATTTTTGTTGAAAATGTAAAAAGCATGTTAGTAGGTAATACAACATTGTTAAATTTTGAACAATTGAATTTCAATTTATTGATTAAAAATATAATAAATGAATGGGCTTTATTAAACAATATAACTCCAATACAAACATTGCCATTTTTAATAAATTATTTTCCGAAAGTAGAAAAGATACCTTTAGGTAGTTCTTTTGAAGTTACAACAACATTCGGAAAAGAAAGTGTTTCAATTGGGTCAGGAATGTATAGTTCAATAAGTCCTGGCTATAGTATTCCTCAATTAGTTAGATAATTTTATATTTTTTTAAGAATTCATCAATTTCACTTTTAACAATTTTGCTATTATATTTAAATGAATTTTCTTGTGATAAATTCGATGGTTCTCTGTTAACAATTGGAGTAATTTCTTTTAATTTTGGAACTGATTCTGTTTGTTTTGTTTCATTATGTGTTTGTTCAGGTTCTTTATGTTCGATATTTAGGTAAGATTTTGTTTTTCTATTTTTAGCAAATTCTATGTCAAATTCTATAATCCAGATGTTGAGACTAGATGCGTCGTAAATTGTATGAATTGTTTTCTGAGATTTTGGTGAATATTTTGATAAATAATTATCTGGATAAATTTCATACAATAATTCCAGGAATTTTTTTAATGCTGGATAATTTACATATTTCATCATTGTTAAAATTCTAAAAAGAATTACAAAATCTTTAAAGTCATATGTTAATTGCCCATTTTTAATGTAATAGGAGTCAGCATATTTTTTGCTAACAAGTGGTTTTCCTAAACCAGCATTAACTTCGTTGTGAAGATTATTTAGCCATAAAACAAAATCATCGGTTGTTTTCATGTTATTTTCATGAGGATTTTTTGTCATTCTTTGTGTATAATGGTTTCTACATATTGGACAAGGGATAAAATCTTTTAAAACATGAAAGAATCTGATATATTTACCTTTTAATTCATCTGGCATTTTAGTGTTATACGAATATGTTAATGTGTGAAGTAATCTCCATAAATATTGACCCCATACTTTTGAATGAATTCCCATTTAATTATATTATTAAATAATTTTTTTTATCTATTATAAACTTAATTATGAGTGAAAGTAATTTTGCCGGAATAAGTTTCGGATATGATGCCGATAAAATATTTAAAGAAAGAAATCAAAATATGTGCACAAGATGGAAATGCAGTAAAGCTCAATATACTGATTGTTCTGTAAATGTAAATTATAATACCCAGGGAAATTTTGTAATTCAAGGTCAAACAAATGTAACTGGAGCCTTATTTGTAAAATTTTGGGCTGCTTCTCCTCCAACATGGAGTTTAAGTTTTGCTGGAAGTGGTCTTCCATATGCAAATGAAGAAATGGCATTTGAAAAAACTCCAAATCAAGGAGTTGCTCAGGTTGTAAATGGAAATTTTCAATTTGCTTTAGAATACCCGAATTCATATTATGACAATATGGTCAAAGATTACATTCCCCCTCAAGTTCAATTTGTTTTCTGTGACGCAAACGGTAATAATATTGGTGAAATTCACGTTGCTAAACTTGGAAACGGTACACCATTTAGAACATTAACTTGGCCCCAAAAAAGAGACTGGAATATTGGCCCAATGTTTTATTGCAATAACAATTTACCAGTAAGAACTCAAGAACAAATTTTACGTGATAGTGGTTATCCTGCTATCAATAAAGAACCCCCTAATTTCTGGGGATTAATTCCTCCTCATTAATTATTTAATCATATCTGTGTAAAATATTATTATTTGAATATAATAATATGTCTGTTATTCCGGGAGACTTAATTGTTGAAAAAAATTTATGTGTTAAAAACAAAACCTTTTTAAAAAATAACGTATATGCTTGTAATTACATTAGAATTGGTTCCAATAAAAGAAATATTTCAAAAAAAAGATTAGATGTTAACGGTCAAATTTTAGTTGAAGGTGTTGCTACATTTAATTCTTTACCAATCATGGGAAAAATACCAATTGAAGATTATCATCTTGTAAATAAAGCATATGTTGATAGTAAATTCGGTGATGTTAATTTGCATTTAACAAACTTGACATCAAGTGACTCAATTCTGGGAAAAAATAATACATGGACTGGTAAAAATAATTACAATAAATATTTACCAACTTCTTCTCTTACACCATCCGCTCCAAATCACTTTGCTACAAAAGCTTATGTTGATAGTAAATTATCTGGAAATAATTTAACAATTACTGGCGGTAACTTATCTTCAAATGATTCATTACTTGGAAAAAATAATAACTGGACTGGTACAAATAATTATACCAATCATTTACCTACATCAAATTTAACACCATCTTCTCCAAATCAATTAACAACCAAAGAATATGTTGATAATAGAATATCTAATCTTTCTTTAAATACAAATACCGATTCTTTATTGAATAAAAATAACACCTGGACTGGAACAAATAATTTTAATTTATTACCAACATCAAATTTGACTCCTACTTCATCTAATCAATTAGTAAATAAAGCTTATGTTGATAATATATTTTCCAGTAATAATGTTTGGACTGGAACAAATAATTTTAATTTATTACCAACATCTTCTTCGAATCCAACATCTTCCAATCAATTAGTAAATAAAGCTTATGTTGATAATATATTTTCCAGTAATAATGTTTGGACTGGAACAAATAATTTTAATTTATTACCAACATCTTCTGCAACTGTTTTATTAAATAATCAATTGACAACAAAGGAATACGTAGATAATGCAATTTCTTCTTTTACTGGTTCTTCAATTACAGTTTCCCCAGGAAGTTCAAATAATTATTTAACATTTGTTACTGGAACTTCTGGAAATCAATCATTATATGTTGATTCTAGAATAATGTATAATGCTACGACAGATACTTTAACTGTTGTTAATGCAACTATTACTGGAACATGTAATGCAACTGTTTCAAATGCAACAAATACGAGTAATATAAATATTAATTCAACAACTTCCACAAATACAAATTGTAGTATTATTTTAGTTGGAAATCAATCAACAGGCAATCAACCAGTATTTATTGATACTGGATTAACGTACAATGCAAATGATGATACGTTAACAGTTGCACATGTTAATGCAAATTTAAATGGTACTGCAACTAATGCGACAAATATTAATATAAGGGCAACAACATCAGATGATACAACATGTAGTGTTGTATTGGTTGGAAATCAATCAACTGGAAATCAGCAACCTTTTATTGATGGAGGATTAATGTATAATGCAAATACTGATAATTTGACAGCATCTTCATTTACTGGAAATTTATTGGGAAATGTAATTGGTAATGTAAGTGCAAATTTGTTGAAAGTTGGGGCTAATAATGGAAGTAATATTTCCCAGATTTTAGTTGGAACTGGAGTATTAACTAGAGCTGGAGGTGGAACAGATATCATAAATGTGGGAACTCTTGGTTTAAGTACTTCATCAAAAATATTTGTGACTTTTACTTTAAGTCCAGCTGGAATATCGTGGTTTTATGTTACGCCAAATAATGACCAATTTATAATTACGGCGAGTGGTGCACCAGTAAATGATGTATCATTTAATTGGGTGGCATATAATTGAAAAAAATGTAATTATAATATATAAATATTGTAATTATTGTTGCAATATTATTTGGATTAGTAATATTTTTTACCTTTATTTATTTTATAACTGATTTTCACAAAAATGAGAAATTCCTGGGATATGTAAGATTTTTAGGTGCTTGTGCAGTAATGTTTACAATTTTGGCGGTTATAATTCAAATAATGAATACAAAAGAAAAAGTTACGGCAAATTCTATTACTATTTCGAATAATTTATCGAGTGAAATTATTGACAATCAATTTTTGTTATTTATTGAATATCCAGAGATGAATTATTATTATAAGGAGTTGGTTGGAATTGATTATAATTTACCCCAGAGAAGAAATTATATATTAGAGAATCAGATAAGTATGATAATATTTTGCAGGATATCAAGTATAGTATATTTTATAGATTCTAATAAAAATTATCCAATTATAGATAAAAAAACTTTAGCGATGTTTGAAAATAAATTTTTGAGAATGTTACATTTATTTTTCAAATCAACAATATTTCAGAATAACTTTTTCTTTTATGAAAAAATCTTGCTGGAAATTCAACATTAAATTATATTCACAAGCATTTTTCTCAATATCTAAAATAAATTTATTTTTTCCTAAATTAAAACTTTTTTCATTATTTAAATTTAATGCAAACGCAACTTATGGCTACAATTTCTTCAACCTTGTTGAATTACGTCTGGACTTCTAGCTCGTTTAAAAAGAAAAATATGGGTACATTATTGGACCCAATAAACACAGCAGTTGCATTATGTTTATTAAATCATTATGGAGATGGTACAAAAATTTCAATCCAGAATAATGAGATAAATTTCCAGGAGCAAGGGACTATGCAGGGTATTAGTAGATGGTCATCTGGAGATAAATTTGAGGATTTACACAATTTAATAAATCCTATTAAAAAATTACTGGAAAAGAAGAATGTTGCGAATTTATGGGGAGATGATAACAAAAATTTTAATTATTTATGCTATAGCATGCAATCTGGATTAAGTAAACTCGCAGAAACCTATAAAGATAATCTCATCGCAAATCATACTCTTGAATTTTATAAATCATTGATAAATGATAGTTTACAAAACAAACAAAATTTTCTTGAACAACTAAATACAGAAAATGATATGGGAAAAGGAAATTATGATATTTACCAAGAATTTTTTGAAGACTGGACAAAAGAAGAAATAAATGTTCTTGTTGTTTTATTAGAGAATTTAGGATTAGAACAAAAAAAGGAGGTTAAAGATGCTTATAAAGATTCAATACATAGAATTATTCTGGGACAAAATACGCGTATAAAAAATATAATAAACAAAGTTCAATCTGGGATGGTTTAATTATCTCATATTATTTATGGGTGAGGGTGGCGCCCTCGCTGCCAGTATTCAAATTATTAAAATTTTTTATGAAACAGCCGAAACATACAGAAAATTAGATAGAATAAATAAAACTTTTTTAAATGAAATAGCTTTATTGATAACTTTACAAGACCAAATAAAAAATTGTAAAAGAATGGGTAATAATATTATTATTGAAAATTATTTGAATGACATAAATTATAAATTGGAAAAATTTAAAAAAATAGTTGATGATATTGATAATCAAAATTTTATTAATAAAATTATTTATACAAAAAAAGTGGAAAAAATAGGGAAAGAGATTGCGAATTTGGTTAAAAAATTAAAATTTTTGTTAGATATAAAAAAAGATTTAAACATGTCCAGTAAAATGGATATTGCAAATATTATTAATGATATTGAAGCAAGAAAATTCTGGGAAAATAATTTTGGCAGCGAACACACATATGTACAGGTAAATTTATTTTTTAGTGCAATAAGAATGAATACAACATTATTAACTAGTGAGATAGATTTTTTGAAAAAAGTAATAAATGATGATGGAGATAAATATATTTCTGCTTTTGACTTTTCAGTTGTCATGAAGAACAATTGACAGTTTATTTGATGCAAATACTTTAGAAATTGTTGAATGGTATCATAAAAATATCAGTAAAAATTTAGTAAAATCATTATTAAGAGACCATTTATTTATAATAAGAAAGCATACTACGCAAAAGGGTGTTTTTATTATAAATTTTAATTATAATGACGAGTTGTGTAATTTATATATAAGAAATAAGAATAATATTTTTCAGGTTGAAAGAGTATCTGAAATGACTATGAATGAAAATATGATTTATGAGAATATTGATATAAAACATTCTCCAAATTTAAGAGAAATTGCATTAAGAATTGAGACATTATTGAATCCAGGAAGTAGTGTATATGTTGATTGGGAAAAACAAAGAAAAGAGATGATGGACCAGAATGTTGTTAGTGGTTCTCCTAGAGAAGAGTCAATATTTGATAAAATAACACATATAGAAATACCAAAATTTGAGATTCCAGCTATTATGGATGGAGTAGAATCAATCTGGAAAACTATATTTTGTAAGAAGAGGTAGAAATTGGTATAAAAATAAATTAAAATATATAGTTATATTTCAATGGGAAACGAAACTTCTCAACCAAGAAATAATAATAATAGACCTCAAGTTAGACCTCCAAGACCACCTCAACAAAAACAACCACAAAAACCCCCAGTAAAACCTCAGCAACAATATGTTGAACAAAGACCAAGAGAACCTACTGCTCAGCAACTCAGTCAGGTTGCATTGCCAATGCAATTTGTGGCACCTCCAGTAAAATCGGTTTCTATGTTAATGGAACGTCCAGTTTCAACGAAGGAGGGCTTGAGAGATGCAGATATAATGAATATTAATCAGAGGGTAGAGGAGTTTAAGACATCGCAGAAGGATGAGGAGCAGCATTTTTTGCAGAATTTAGAGAAGGCGAAGGAGCAATTTTATCAGAAACAGAAAACAAAGAAGTCGCAGTTTGAAGATGAATTGAAGGAATTTGAGATGAAATATAATCCATTTAGGATTTTACATTTAGATTATAATGCGACTGAGGATGATGTTAAAAAAGCTTACAGAAGATTCAGTTTAAAATATCATCCAGATAAGCCGGGAGGAAATGCAAAGAAATTTATGATGATTACTCAGGCTTATGTTTATCTTTTGCAAAAGATAAAAGAAATGTCTGGGAATAAATCTCATAATGAGATGAGAAAGGAAGCCCAGGATTATTTTGAGGATATGGAAAAAAAACGTCAAGAAATTAAGGGGTCATCTGCTACTTTGGGATATGACCCAGACGACCAAATGGAAATTTCATCTGACAAGAATTTTGATAATGATAAATTTAATAAGATTTTTGAGAAAAACAGAATGCCGACACAATATGATAGAGGATATGGAGGAGATTGGGGAGATGATAGCGACCATGAAGACCAAGTAGTATTTAATAAAAAATTCACAATTGATTTATTTAATGAAACTTTTAATCAGATGCAGAAAAAGAAGCGAGAAGAAAAACCACAAAGACAATTAATAATTGTTGAAGAACCTCAACCACAAGTATTATCAAATTTGGGATTTGAAGAATTAGGAAAAGGAGATATTGATGATTTTACTAATGATAGAGTTTGTGATAGAATGCAGTTTTCTGATTATAAAGCTGCTTATACAAGAAATAATGTTTTAGAATACGATGATAAATTTAATAGAGGAGATTTTAAGAACTTAGACCACTTGGTTAGTGAAAGAGGCAAAGCTAATTTTGATTTAACAAATGAAGATAAAGCAAGACTGAATAAGAGAGAAATGTTAATGAAGCAACAAGAAGAGCAAAGAATTCAGAACATGATGGCATTTGATAGGATGGCGGAACAATATTCACAAAGGGCAAATATGCATTTTATAAAAAACAAGTAGGAATACTAATTCTAAAAAGATTTAAGAAAAAAAGGATTAATTTTTATTCTAATATAAATTAATCCATTTGTCAATAATGAAACAAATTGATGGTAGAAAAATAAAAAATACGGTTTTTGAATTACTAAAAGGAGATTCTGATACACTTGAAGGTGGTGGAAATACTGCACCGATTAAACTGATTACTCCAAATGCATTTATACCAAAGGCACCACCTCCAATCCAGCCAGTGAGTACAATTTTTAAGCCAGCACCTCCTCCATTAAAAACAAATGCAAATGATATAGTTGGTGTCGAAAGTGCGCCGAATTGGGTGAAAACAGTTATTATAGTAGTTGTTGTATTAATAATAGTTATTGGTGTTATAATTGGAATTTATAAGGGAATGGAGCCACAAATGAAGGCTTATATGGCTAAAAAGAAGGCAAAATTTCCAGATGAAAGATGTACTGATTCAATGACTTATCAATTTCCAAATTTATTTGGACCTCCAGGGATGACATTTGCTATAAATAAGGCATTTTGCGATGCGAATGCACAAAACGAGGCAAATAAAAAAAATATGGGTCCAATGCAATCACAACTTGATAAGCAAAATCAGATGATGAATAAAATGAATCAACAAATGTCAAATACTCAGAAAATGATATTTCATATTCGTGAAGGAGTTATGAAACAAGTTAGAGATATGCAACAAAAACTTCATAATCTTTATAAAAGATTAGCATATGTTTATAAAACATTTGCAAGATTATTTTATAGAATTTTTGTAGTTTTTAAAAGTATTTTTTTAACAATTAGATACGCTGTATGGACTTTACAAACAGTTTGGAATGGTCCAATAGGTAAATTTTTCAGATTCATGTGTTTTGGTGAAGAGACACTATTAAAAATAAAAAGAAATGGTGAAACTAAAATAGAAAAAATAAGTGATATTCAAATTGGTGATACCATTTGTGAAGATACAATTATTGGAACTTGTAAATTAGCAAATTACGAAGATAATGAAATATATAATTTAAATGGTGTTTATGTTTCTTGGTCTCACTTAGTAGAATATAATGGTGAATTAATCAGAGTGCATAATCATCCAGATTCAATTAGAGTTAAAAGAGACGATGAAATAATTTACTCATTGATTACAAATACTGGAAAACTAATTATAAATAATACAATATTCACTGACTATCAGGGCGACAATACAATTGAAACTTATAATAAAATAGTAAAACCATTAATTGGATTTGAAATAATTGACAAATTTTTTGATATTGACATGGAAAGATACAAAAATTCAGCTATTAATTTATATCCAGGATTTACATGTAATAGTATTTTAAGAACAAATAGAGGATTTATTACTGCAGAGGAGATAGATATTGGAGATGTTATTGGAGGAAAGAAGGTTATTGGTGTAATAAAATATAGATTGGAAGGTAAAACTTTTATAACAAATTATGCGAATGATGAAGGATTAAAAGGAATGTTTGTTGGTATTCAAATATTCCACAAAAATAAAAAATATGTGACAGTAAAACAGGAAGAAAGATGGATACTTGGAAAATTAGAATGTATCGGAATATTAATTGAAGATTCTATAATTAAAATAGGAAATATGGAAATAACAGATTTTCAAATTATTAATAAAGAAAATTTGTATGATATTGAAAATGAAATGTGCGCCATTTAAAATTTTATTAATTATTCATTTTAACAATGAATAATTATATTATAAATTCTGGGGATAAAAATTCTATCATCTTACAAGGTGGAAGTAACAAAGATAAAGTAGGTATTCAGGCGGTTAGTACTGGAAGCCAGGTATTTGTAAGTAGTAATAATTTTTTATTTCATTCAAGTTCTAATTCAGAAAAGGCTTTTCATTTTAAGACGGAAAATGATGAAGCTGGAATTATTCTTGAGAATGGAAGAAGAAATAAAATTAGTTTATCTTCTATTACTAATTTTGATTTAAATAAATTTAATATGAGTGTTTCGGAAGATTCAACATATTATTACAATGGAAATTTAATCCATGAATTTCGAAATGGGGCTAATTATATTGTTTCTGGCAAATCAGTTGGATTTATTTTTAAAGAGAATAATTTAAATTTTGAGGTGAATATGTTAGAAGGAAAGGGTAAGATTTTATTTAATAATTTTAAAACCTGGAATTCATCTGGCGAATCATTTATTTTTGAAAATAAACAAACAAAATTTATTATTGATAAAGGTGATTTTAATATAAACACAAACCAAATTATTTTAAATTCTAAAAATGGTATTGAATTATTAGTTGAAAATAAAGGTTTAACAATTGGTGATTCAATTATTCTGGGAAATGATAATGATGTTAAAATAATTACAGAATATGGAAACCTGGAATTATTAAATAAAAATGGAAATAAAATTTCTATAAAGCCAACTGGATTAATAGAATTAGAATCCAGTAAATTATTATTGAATAATGCGAATGTTAATATATTGAGTAAAAAAATTGGTGTAGAATTTTTGGATTCATTTTTGGTAAAATCTGGGGGAGAAGATTCTGGGATAATTTTTGAGTCTGGTAATTTTGGGATAAAATTGAGTAATGATTTTAATTTATCTGGATTATATTTTAAAAGTAGTTTTCAAGAATATAATTTCAATGACATTCTGTTTTTGAATCCAGAAGATATTTCAATTAAAATAAGTAATAGATTTTCTCTGGATTGTCCAGAAATAGATTTACATGGTGAAATTATTACATTAACTGGAAAATCAATTACATTAAATTATGCAGAACAAAAAATAAGTTTTGATGAAAGGGGATTTAAGTATATTCTGGATGATAGTTTATTTAATATTTTGAGGGATGAAATAAAAATAATTTCTGATGGAAATTTGGGATTAACACTTTCTGGAGAAAAAGGAGGTATAAGATTGGCAGGAAATATTTCCTGGATTTCTTCTGGAATACTATTTCTTGAATCTTATCCAGATAAAATTTTAATTGGAAATGAAAAAATAAACCTCAAATTTTTTTCAAAAAAATCATTCAACATATTCTTTGAATCTGAAAGAAAAAATCTGGAATTTTCTGAAATAATTAATAATAATAGTTTAACATGGAAATTACAAAATAATATTTTTAATTTTAATCCAGAAACAATATCTTTTAAAAAAGACGAAAATATAATTAGTATTTCGAATAATATAGAATTATTTTCTGGGAATTCTGGAATAAAAATTTATAAAGATAAAAATTTAATCCAGGGAACTATTTTTATAAATGATAACATAGAAATTTATCCAGATATTTTTAAAATAAATTCGTCTATAGAAATTAACAATAATTTAATTATCAATGAAAATTCAATTACAATAACTGGAGATAAAATTAATTTAATAAATGGGGGTGCTAATATTGTTTTAGAAAATAATAATATTTTAATTCAGACAAATGGTGAGAATGAGATATATGATATTTTGTTAGATGCAGATAGAAATGTTAATTTGATAGGAAAAAATAATATTGAATTGAATTTTAAGAATTATTCTGGGGTAATTCATGAGAATTTTTATCAAATCGTGAAAGGAGAGTATGAAATGATATTGCCAGGAGGAAAAATAAAATGTAATAGTGATGAATTTGTTGTATCTGGAGATAAAATTAATTTTGGTGGATTTCAATTTGATAAAGAAAATTCATATATCAAGGGGGAGATAATTGGTATATCAAATAGGATTGGGAGTATGAATTTTGATAAGGATGGATTATTATTTAAATCTGGGCAAAATTATATAAATTTATTAAGGAATGATGGCTTGGAATTAGCCAGTAAATTGGATTTAAATTTGGTATCGCAGAAGAAGGTAAATATTTATTCAAATAGGGAGGTATTTTTTGGTAATGATGTTTCAAATATAAAAGTTGACAATGGTATAGAAATTACTGGGTTGACTGGAATAAGAGGGATTGGAAAGCAAATTATATTTGGGTGGAATAATCAAGTATTATCAGGGGAGAATTGTGTTTTTCTGGGAGGTGAAAAATGTAATTTGAAAATTCAGGAAAAGCAGCTATTTTTGGAGAGCCAGGAAATTAAATTAAAAACAAATTTATTAGGAATTTATTCAAAAAATATTATTTCTGAAAGTGAATCTACAAAAATAGTTTGTAAAAATAGTTGGTTAGAATTTGAGAGAGTTTATTGGAATTGTAAGGATATTGATATAAAATCTCAAAAAATTAGATTGGAATTTGAAAAAAATAATCTTGAATTAGGTAATCATTTTCAATATGTTCATGATACAAATATTTTTAAAGTATATGAAAAAGGATTCCAGATACATTCTAAGAGTGTTGAATTTGATTTTAATTTGAATATAAAAGGTCAGGTGGATATTATTCCCAGTAAAAATTTAAAATTAGAATCTTCTCTTGGAGACATAGAATTGAAGACTCAGACAAGTAATATTTTCCTGGATGGAATTAGTAAAAAAATTATTGTTGAATCAGATGGAGATATTTATACAAAATTATTTGGAAAATATACATTATTAGGTAATTCTTATGACATGCAGATTGATAAGGATATTTTTGTGATAAGTAGGAGTAATTTAATATTTGAGGGTGTAAGGGGTATATTCTTGGAAACGGAAGGAGAATTTATAATTAAATCAAATAATGACATAGAAATTTCATCCCAGAATAATTTTGAGATTGATATTGAAAAAGAAATAAAAATTAAGAGTGAAAAATATGGAGACTTATTGATAAATGAAATTGGAGTTGAAATAAATAGTAATGGAAAATTAGAAATTAATTGTTTAGATTTTTTAGGAAAGATAAATGGAAGGGTAAAAGTAAATGTAGAAAGGAATCTGGAAGTTATAACAAATGGTAAAATTGCAATAAATACTGATGAAACATTTTTAATGAATAGTAAGGATAGTATTTATATTAAAACGAATGAGTTGATTCGTTTGGATGGTAAGGAGTTGGAGTTGGAAATTTCGGAGATATCTTTGATAACTGGAAAAATAAAGTTAGAATGTCAGGATTATGTAAAAAAATGTAATAGTTATGTATTGAGACAAAGTGGATTTGGGGAATGTAAATTTAATTGTGAGGGGAAGATAGGTTTTATAAATACTGGAGTTGGGCATTTGGCTAGGGCAGTTGAGATATTTTCTGAGGAGAATACGCATGATGAGTCTGTATTTTTGGGTTCAAGATTGGGTGGTGTTGTAATCCAGGGGAAAAAGATAAAGTTGGATGGGGAGTTAAATGTGGATAGGATAAAACCGCAGAATAAGTTGTTAATTGAGTCAAATATAGAGGTATATGGAGTAAAGGTGGGAAATAATATGTTTTTGGAATCAAGGGGAATAAGTTGTGGTAGTAGGGAGAATTTTGAGATGAGGAATATAGATTTAAGGGTTGATGGGAATATTGTGGCGAATGATGTTAAGTTTTCAAGAATTGAATCTAATAAAAAGGTGTTAGATTTGGTTGGGGAGGTTAGAATTCAGAATGAGTTAGAGTTGATGAGTGGGATGAGATTAAAGGGTGGAAGTATTGGGGAAAGGGGGAGAGAGTTTATGAAGATAGATTTGAATGATGAACATGTTTGGAATACTGGGATAAAAATACAAGGTACAAAAAATGGGATTGAGATAGATACAAGGGGTACTGCGTTAAAGACAAATGGGGTTGTTGAAGTTGGTGAATTAATATTAATGAATAAGAATAATGATTCAGGTAAAATGGAGGAATTGGAGGAAGATGATATTGAGAAGATAATGAAGGAATTGAGGGTAGAAAAACAAAATGGGAAATTAGTCTTGGTGAATAAGAAGAGTATAAATTTGGAGGAAATGTTGATGAAAATTTTGGGGATATTATTATATAAAAAATAATATAAAAGGATTGTAATAAATTATAAAAAATGTTCAAGGTAAAAAAGGTTGATGAAAATGCTGTTATTCCGAGGAGGGCAACTCCAGGAAGTGCTGGATTGGATGTAAGTTCTGTTGAGGAAAAGATTGTTTTACCTGGAGAGTCTGTATTAATATCGACAGGGTTATCAATTAGTATTCCAGAGGATTGTTATGCAAGAATTGCACCGAGAAGTGGATTGGCTGCAAAAAATGGTATATTTGTGAATGCTGGGGTAATTGATAGTGATTATAGAGGAGTTATAAAGGTTATTTTGTATAATAGTAAGAAGGAAGAATTTAAAGTAAATGTTGGAGATAGAATTGCACAAATAATTTTTGAGAAAATATATGTTACAGAATTAGTTGAGGTTGAGGAGCTTAATGATACGGAGAGGGGGAGCGGTGGATTTGGAAGTACTTCAAATAAATAAAATATTTATAAAAATAATGAATAGGTTTTTCTTTAGGTCTGTATTAACAGCATTTATAATTTCATCAGTTGTAATGCTTGTTGGTATATTGGATATATATTTAGAAAAAATATTTGAACATAATCATAAGAAATTATTGATTAGATATGGTATTCATTTTGTTATAATATTTATTGTATCTATGATATTTTTAACTTTATTTGAGTATGTGTTTAACTATCCCTAGTAATTTGAGTGAAAAAATCAGGGTAATAAGTGTCTGGATTTTTTCCTTTTAAAACATATCTTGGTCCAACTACAATTTTATTTGGATTTTTGTTTAAATAACATGCCCACCATCCAATTGTTGATTCAGAATTTATAATCATATGGTCACAGTGAATCATTATTGAAAAGTCATGTATAGTATCATTATTTTCACTATATAATATGATAGATGATAGCATAGATGGTATATTTTCTTTACACCAATTGATATCATCTTTATTATTACACTCTCCAGGTTCTCTAGAACCTCCTGTAAAAACTAAAAATACTTTTTTATCAAAATTGGAAAAACAATCAATCGCTTTATTTAAATATTTTTGATTATAATTAATTGTTGTAGAAATTGCTTTATTTATTGTAGCATCATCTCCCCTTCTAATATGTAATCCAATAATTTGATGTTCAGGGTAATTATTTCTAATATTATTTATATAATTAAATCCGTAGTTATTATATTCATCTTGTAGTTGATATTCATTCTTAATATCATTTTCAATATTTTTCCAAAATAAATATGATTCAAAACTTCCAAAAATATTTGTATTATCTTGAATATTAAATAAGTTTTGGTCATAATCACCACCAACACATTGTTCATTGTATTTGGTACATTGATTAAATTCTTCTTGTGAATATTTTGAACAATTATATTTAAAGCATTTTAAAAGACATGATTGATTATATTGAATTTTACTATCAATATCATATGGTATTTTTGGAGTTACATTTAATTTATTTGCAATTCCTTTAAGGGCGGCATATTGGAATAAAACATTTCCTAATCTACCATAATTTCCCAATTCTGAGAAAATTAAAACCATAAAATATATTATAAAAAAAATTGAATTTTAATTGATTTAAAGACAATGTAATATATATCAGTTACGTATGCCACCTAAGAAGCGTATAGTAAAAAGTGATGAACCAGATGAGACAGTCGTATCTGTTTCTACTGACAAAATTAGTTCAACTTATATAAAAATGGACCCAAAAGAGCACATTTTGAAGCTTCCTGATACTTATATTGGTAGTGTGGAAAAATCAGATATTGAGTTATGGGTATTTAATAAAACAGAACAAAAAATGGAGAAGAGAATGGTAAATATTGTACCTGGATTCTACAAAATATTTGATGAAGTTTTGGTTAATGCTTATGACCAATTTGCTCGTTTGAAGGAGGTTCCTGATGCGAAGCAAGTGAAGGAAATTCATGTGAATATTACGCCAGAGTTCATTTCAATTATGAATGATGGAGAAGGTATTGATGTGGAAATTCATCCAGAGCACCAAATTTATGTCCCAGAGTTAATTTTTGGAAATTTACTGACTTCAGCAAACTACGAAAAAAAGAACAAGACTACTGGGGGTAAGAATGGATACGGAAGCAAACTTTGTTCACTTTTTAGTACTAGATTTATTGTTGAGACTGTGGATGGAGCTCGAAAGAGATATTTTCATCAGGAATTTACAAATAATATGCAGAATAAGACGGAACCGATTGTGGAAAAATATACAAAGAAACCGTTTACAAAAATTACATTCTATCCTGATTATGCCAGGTTTGGTATGGATGGATTGGATGCTGATTCGGAAGCTCTTTTGATTAGACGTGTTTATGATTTGACTGCTACAACTGATAAAAATGTTTCTATTTTTCTTAATGACGAGCGAATTGATTGCAAAGGATTTGAGAAATATGTTGACATGTATATTGGAGCGAAGTCGGATACAAAAAGAGTATATGAGGCTATTGATGAGAATGACCGTTGGGAGATTGTTGTTTGTGACTCTCCAGATGATAAATTTGAGCAAGTAAGTTTTGTAAATGGAATTTATACTTTCAAGGGTGGGAAACATGTGGAGGCGATAGCGACTACAATTAGTACGAAGTTGGCGAAGCATGTTGAGACCCGAGGAAAGAAGAAGATTTCTTTGAAACCTAGCGTTATTAGAGATAATATGTTTATTTTTGTTCGTTCTATTATTGAGGACCCCTCATTTGATAGTCAGACAAAGGAATATTTGACGACACTTCCTGCGAAGTTTGGGAGTAAGTTTACAATTTCTGATAAATTGATTGAGAAGATTGCTAAGTTGGATATTGTTGACAAGGCGATTAAATTGAGTGAATTTAAGGATTCAAAAATATTGACGAAGACTGATGGAAAGAAGGTTAATTTGGTTCGAGGAATTCCGAAATTGGATGATGCGAATTGGGCTGGAGGTCCGCAGTCAAGTCAGTGTACTTTGATTCTTACGGAAGGAGATTCAGCGAAGGCTTTTGCAATTGCTGGATTGAGTGTTATTGGTCGTGACAGATATGGAGTATTTCCTTTAAAAGGGAAGGTACTGAATGTTAGAGAAGCGGCTGATGAAAAGATAAGTAAGAATGAGGAGGTGAAGAACTTGAAAATTATTTTAGGTTTGCAACAGGGAAAAGTTTATGAAGATTTATCTGAACTCAGATATGGAAGCATTATGATTTTAACAGATGCGGATGTTGATGGTTCACATATTAAAGGTCTTTTAATAAACTTATTCCATCATTTTTGGCCTTCATTATTGAAGCAGTCTGGCTTTATTAAGTCGATGATGACTCCTATTGTTAAAGCCAAGCATAAGACGGATATAAAGGTGTTTTACACTTTGACTGATTATGAGAATTGGAAGGCAAGCGGAGATGTATCAAATTATGAGATTAAGTATTACAAAGGTTTGGGTACTTCATCTTCGCAGGAGGCGAAGGAGTATTTCAAGGATTTGGATAAAAGTGAGATAAGGTATTTATGGAATGAGGACCAAGCTGTTGATTTGACTATGAATTTGGCATTCAATAAGGATATGGCAGATGATAGGAAGGAATGGTTAGGAAATTATGACAGAAATTCGATTATTGAGCATAATCAGACGGATATATCAATCCCTGATTTTATTAATAAGGATTTGATTCATTTTTCGAAATATGATTGTGAGAGAAGTGTGCCTTGTTTGGTTGATGGTTTTAAGCCATCGCAGAGGAAGGTGATTTATGGAACAATTTTAAAGAATGTGAAGAAATCTATTAAGGTAGCACAATTAAGTGCGTACGTTGCTGAGAAGAGTGCTTATCATCATGGTGAGCAATCTTTGAATGAATGTATTATTGGACTGGCTCAAAATTTTGTTGGGTCAAATAATATGAATTTTTTGGACCCTGAAGGTCAGTTTGGAACCAGATTAGTTGGTGGAAAAGACCATGCATCTCCAAGGTATATTTTTACAAAAATGAGTGAATTTATGTCATTTGTTTTTCATTCATCTGATAATGCTTTATTGTCTTATTTGGATGAGGATGGAGAGAAGATTGAGCCAGATTTTTATGTGCCAGTTATTCCGAATATTTTAGTTAATGGATGTGAGGGAATTGGTACAGGATTTAGTTCAAAGATTCCGAGTTACAATCCTATGGATATTATTGCGAATTTGAAGCGTAAGATGCAGGGATTAGCTTTGGAGCCGATGGTTCCATG